GTTTATCTCTCTAAAGCGTTATCTGGTTGCGTACACGGTTTGGGGCCGTGTGGTCTAGGTTCGAATCCTAGTAGGGAGACCAGTTTTGCCCTTGTATCCTTAGTGGTAGAGGTCCTGTTTTGTAATCAGGGTGTGGAGGTTCGATTCCTTCCTGGGGCACCAAGTTTTGTAAGTGTCAGCAAGAGAACAACACGCTATAGAGGTTTCTTCGAAGGACTGATATAGTAGAAGGTTAATGGGTTCAACTCCCACCCGCGGGGAACCGCGGAGGTCTGTAAAGGAGACTGTACTGGTTAAGTATTCCAAGTGACGTATCTTGACCCTGCCGGCTTAATTACAAGGGAAAATGGTTGCGATATGAGGGACGCAACTACTTACAAATTCAATTTATTCCCGGATAGTGTAGTGGTAACACAACAGACTTTGACTCTGCTATTGTAGGTTCGATTCCTACTCCGGGTGCCAATTTGCCGCTTTAGCTGATGTGGTCATAGCACCGGTTTGAAGCACCGAGGAACCAGGTTCGATCCCTGGAGGCGGCACCAAATTTTGAGATAGACGATAAAGTTGAGTCCCTTGTGCGCTAGGTCCCTATTCTTGAGACTGACACACCAGTAGCAACACAAGGTAGTTAAACTCCTTCAATCGAGACAAGCCAGTGAGTCCTTGAGAAAGATAGTTGGTCTCTCAAAAACCTATATGCCCCGTTACGCTAATCGGTAGTGCGGATAGATTCAAAATCTGTTGGCTGTCTGTTCGAATCAGACACGGGGTACCAAGCTCGCTGTAGTTCAATGGACAGAACAAGGCACTCCTAACGCCTAGGTCCAAGTTCGATTCTTGGTGGCGGGACCAAACAGCAAACAAAAGTACACAATACCCGTTGAGGTTGACAGGGTATTGGTTTTCGTATATAATAGAGACTAGTTAAGCAATTAACTATGTTCTTTAAAAAATTTAATAAGCTAACACATTGAAGTGTATTATGGGTTGGCAGATCCATTAGGTGGTACTAGAGGGTTCAACAAAGATACGGGGCGCCGTACACCACTCTGGGCTACACGAAACCTTGAGATCGTATCAGGAGGACGATGGAGCAATCTGCAACGTAATGACCGCGGTGACCCGACCTCGCAAGTCGTGTAGAATAAGATCCGCAATGGTTCCCTTATATGCTTCAATGTGTTAGTTTAAATGGAGCTATCGTCTATCGGTTAGGACAGCGGGTTTTCATCCCGTAAAGCGGGGTTCGATTCCCCGTAGCTCTTCCAAATTTGGGCCATACCGCCTGGATACTTCTCTCAGCAATGAGACACTAGGTCCTGCAATCTTGGCCCAACCCTATCCCGGTACCACTTCTGTTACAGTGGCGTTTGATTAACGAGAGAGATCCGGTGGCAGAAAACCGTTAGCGAGAGAAATACTCAGACTCTGATAGGCAGAATTCCAACTGCACACAGACTTGAGAATAAACGGAATGGTCAGAGTAACAGCTCGCGTCAAGGGCTAATGGTGGGAACCAGGTAGCTTGACACTAATTTTGGAGATGTGGCAGAGTGGTTGATTGCACGAGACTGTAAATCTCGCCCCTAAAAAGCGCGGTGGTTCGAATCCATCCGTCTCCACCAAAAACCCGGTTTACTCTTTTACGTTATAATAAGAGCGTCCCTGAAACGATAGAACAGGGGGTACACTAGGACCTGACCTCACAGCCCCTATTTAAGGGATACTGGAAACTGCCTAGGGTGAGGACTAACAACCTTCCCAGAAGAATAAATGTTATGGACAGAGTAACTGCTCAGTCTAGGGCTTGTTGTGGTGACAAGTAGCTAGACACTAATTTTGGAACGGTCCCATAATGGTATTGGAGCGGATTGCTAATCCGTCGAGTGGTGAAAGCCGCTTTCTGAGTTCGAGTCTCAGTCGTTCCGCCAAGTATTATGCACAGGTGACAGAGCGACCAATGTACCGGATTGCAAATCCGTAAAGCCGTGGGTTTGAGTCCCACCCTGTGCTCCAGTTTGGCACCGTTAGCTCAGTTGGTTAGATCGCTTGCCTGTCACGCAAGAGGCCAGGGGTTCGAGTCCCCTACGGTGCGCCATCTTTTTTGTTTTTTTCTTCAAGCTTCTCGTGTTCTCTTTTAAGTGAGCCAAATACAAAATGATCTTCGTTAGCCAGCCTGGCTAACATACCAATGAGATATCCCAGCTCATAGATTGTTTGCTTAGGTGTATCTCTGCCATCCTTGGGTAATTTGTTGAGAATTTCTTGGATGAGCTGAATGTTGTTCTTTAGGCTCATTGCTTATTTAATTGCCAGCACCCACTGTTGGCATATATACTTGTTAATGTTCCCTGATAGCTCAGCCGGTAGAGCGACGGACTGTTAATCCGCAGGTCCCTGGTTCGAGCCCAGGTCGGGGAGCCAATTTAAGGTAATATTCAATGAGTCAGGTTCTAGATAAACCCTTAGTGGTTCACAATGTAATATCTAAACAATATCAAGCAGAATTAGAGCATAGATTTGTTGGTGAAAACACTATGCCTTGGCATTTTACCTATGAAACCACGCACGAAGATGAACGTGTAGAAACATCTAGTGTGATGTTTCATATGTTCCAGTATAAGGCCTGGGGTAGCAACGTTAGCCCACATTTTGATTTTGTCAAACCTTTGCTATATGAACTAATCCAATTAAGCGGCACGCCATTTACAGAATTTCTTCAGGTGCGGGCTATTTGTCAGTTTCCAATTATTACCAGCCGCAAACACAATTTGATTCACACTGACTTAGAAGATCCTGTACCATACCATACTGGTGTATACTATGTCACTGACAATTGTGATGGCGACACAGTTATTTTTAATGAAACATTTTACAATGTTCCTCCGGACCAAGTAAAAGAAAAATACAAATCTTTTACAGAAATACAACGTGTTAACCCTGTCAGAGGATCAGCTGTAATGTTTCCCGGAAGCCAGTACCACAGCAGTACTTTACCTACGAAAAAAGTTCGTAGTGTACTTAACTTCTCTTGGCGCTGAAATTCGGCTCTTGGTGAAATGGATATCATCTCTGTCTTCGAAACAGAGGGTGGGAGTTCGATCCTCTCAGAGCCGGCCAAATTTGACCCTACCAGCATCAGGGTCTTTAGTTGACAATCAACTAAAAGGATGCTATAATACATTTTTAAACAAGGATATGATATGAAACGAGGTAAACTCTAGTGTCATCCTAGACCCCGTATGGTCCTGGATGGCACGTAAAAGACAAACATTTACGATCCATCCCTTCGAGATGTTACGGTAGCATACCGGACTCTTAATCCGAGAAGTGTGAGTTCAAATCTCACCGGAGGGACCATATGGGGGTGAAACTTTAAGGTGAAGTAACTGGCTTTTAACCAGTAAAACTCGGATCGTTCCCGAGCACCCCTACCATATGAAAACACATTACCTAATAGTAGCGGCGTACCCGTGAGCTATTAGTAGTCCTGCAGGCTAGTGTGTTTCCATATGGTAATGTAGCATAACGGTAGTGCAACACCTTCATACGGTGCCCGGTGAAAGTTCGACTCTCTCCATTACCACCACTTAAATACAATATGAAATTAGCAATCATTGGAAGAGGCACCGCAGGTGCATTGACTCTAGCACATTTTTGGCGCTGGAGTAATTTTGAAATTGATTGGTACCACGATCCTAACACCAAGCCTGTGGCAGTCGGTGAAGGCGGCACAATCAGAGTTAGTACAGCATTGTATGCCAACACTGGTTTTATCTATACCGACTTAGATAGGATCGATGGCACCGCAAAGTTGGGCATATACAAAAAAGGTTGGAACACAGGTAAAACATTTTTACACGCATTCTTACCGCCCAGCATTGGCTACCATATCAATGCAGTTAAATTGCAAGACTTTATATTTGACAAGTTTAAAAATGATCCAAGGATCAATGTCATTGAACGTGCAGTAACGCCCGATCAAGTTGACGCAGACTATGTGCTAAATTGCACAGGATCACCTAGGCAATTTGATGACTTTCATAGGTCGGAGTTTATTCCAGTTAACAGTTGTTATGTTACACAGTGCTTCTGGGATGGTCCAAAGTTCAATCATACGCTGAGTGTGGCCAGACCCTATGGATGGATATTTGGTATTCCTTTAAAGAATAGATGCTCTATAGGGTATCTGTTTAACAGAGACATCAACAGCCTAGACGAAATCAAAGAAGATGTAAAGGAAGTATTTGAAGAGTTTGGATTAACCGCCAGCGATACGACCAACTATATTGAATTTGATAATTATTTTAGACGACAGAATTTTACAGACCGTGTTGCACACAATGGCAATTCATCGTTCTTTCTAGAACCATTGGAAGCAACGTCATTGGACTTTGCAGACATTGTACATCGTATAGCCTTTGATGTAATAGTCGGCACTGTCAGCCCAGAGCAGGCCAACGCAGGATACCTAAATACTATTCAAGAAATTGAAGGTATGATTATGTTGCATTATCTAGGCGGCTCTGTGTACAAAAATAAATTCTGGGACTTTGCACAAGAACGTGCAGAGAGATGTTTTCAACGAGAGTTGTACAGAACGCCAGCGTTACGAAATTTCATTGAAAGATCTCGTACACTAGGTACTAGACAGCACCTGGAAATAGAAAGTCTTTTAAAACACAATCCCTACGGTTCTTGGTCCGAACATTCGTTCTATCAAAACTTAGAAGGTATGGAATTGTATCCTGTTATTGATCGTTTAATGGCTAATAAGCTCCCATAGTTTGCAACGGTAAAACACCTCTTTGGTATGGAGGAGACGATGGTTTGACTCCATCTAGGAGCACCAATTGACAAACCGTGTAAAATAGTGTATAATACGTTCTACCAACAACTTTTAGGTAAGAAATGTTAACTAAAATTATTAGTACTTTAGTATTACTTTTTTTAACTGCACAAAGCCAGGCCCAAACCGAAATGGTTATTAAGTACAAAGATGCAGACTCCACGTACAACCTACAGGCATTTGAGTACCGTCCTGCAAAATGGAACGGACAAGTTGTTATTATGAATCACGGCAGTGCCGGCCCGTATCCTCGTGATGTGCTAAAATTTGTTGACATTGCAAGACAAATGACTGATGCAGGTTACATCTTTTTAACCTATATGCGTAAAGGTCGGGGCGGTAGTGAAGGCGCCTACACAGAAGAAAAACAAGGCTGTGGCATACGCAACTTAGAAGAACAATATCTTGAAGCCGAAGACCAACTTAAAGAAGTTATTAGACAGGCCAAGGTATCGTACAAGGTTAACAAAGTTTTTTTAATGGGGCATAGTCGTGGTGGATTCTTAAGTGCAGTATACTCATCGCAGTACCCACAAGATGTTCACGGTGTAATTAATCTAGTGGGAGTCTGGAGCGCCAAGTGCGAGCAGAGAACAAAGTTTACTAGATATTATTTTGAAAAATCTACTAAGTTTACTCGCCAGGCCTGGGTGTATGTACTTGGCGATACATTTTTTGGCTCTGACAGGTTTGGAGACCCAAATTACGAATGGCTTGAAGATACTGCTACCCAGTCTGGTTTAAAGTTTTTAAAATACAAAAATAATTTCTACCAAGATTCTCATCACGTTGTACACAACAGTCCAAAGTTCTGGACCACAGATGTGTTTCCAATGATGCAACAGTGGGCGGTCCAATAAAATTAAATCACATCAATAATTAATTAATAAATATTTTACAAGATAACTTATGCGGGGTTCGTATAGTGGTAATACCTTAGCCTTCCAAGCTAATGCTGAGAGTTCGATTCTCTTACCCCGCTCCACTTTATGTCAGTAGACACCAAAACAATTATACCAGATTATCTTTGGACCATTGATACAGGTCACAACAATGATAACCAAGCACTGTATAATCTTTGTTTGCAGGCCGAATCAATTTTAAAAAAACGATTTCCCGAGCCGCAGGATCTTAGTTTTTTTGGGTCATATATGACTTCTATCTTTAAAGAGTACAACATACTCACATTTACTGATAAAAACTTTTTTAAATTATACTATTGTTTACTGGACAACATAGAACCGTTTTTACATAAAGACAAGTCTTACGTTATACAGGCCTGGGCCAACATTTTTAGATCTGGTGAATTCATTGACTGGCACGGGCATTGGGAAGAAAGCGATTCCGTTATTCACGGATATTATTGTGTCAATGCCAACAACACCACAACCAGTTATCGATTTGTCAACAACAAAAACGTTGTCTACAATGTAGATAATAAAAACGGCTTATTGGTGTTTGGTCGTAGCGCCGGAGACGAGCATCGTAGCAGTGAATGGATGCAATCAGGCCAACGCATTACTATTGCATTTGATATTGTGCCAATTGACCGTGTAGTAAATACAAATTACAATCATTATATTCCCTTCAAACGTCAACTTACTTAAATACATTATACAACAGAACAATTTCGGAGTGTAGCACAGCCTGGTAGTGCGCCTGGTTTGGGACCAGGAGGTCCGAGGTTCGATCCCTCGTACTCCGACCAACAAATTATAAATTATGAAAATTGGAATAGTAGGCGTTGGCACCGCCAGTGCAGTTGCCGTTTCAACTTTATTAACAAACTTACCCAAGTCCGTTGAGGTAACTTGTTTTTACAATCCTGATATCCCCATTACTCACGTAGGCGAAAGCGCCAGTGCCGCTATATACGGTCTGATGTACGAAGCTATTCGTTTTGATCCTTTAACAGACCTAGACAAGATCGATGGTACCTTAAGATATTGTACCAAATACAATTGGACTGCGGCACACGGTGAAGATTTTACCATACGCTATGCCGCACCGGGATTGCACGTCAACAGCGAGAAATTCAGTGCCTTTGTATTTGAAAGACTTGAACAACTCTACGAGAATTTTACAATGGTTCCAGAGAATGTTAAAAGTATCACGCAGGTTGAATATGCGGCCACCATTAGAGGTGATAAAGATGCTTACTCCTTTAACTATGTAATTGATTGCCGCGGAACGCCTTCGGCAGAAGAATTAAACAGTGTAGAATACAATAAACCACAGTTTGTTTCTGTTAACTCTGTTATACTGTATCCTGATTTTCAACGCTACAATGAACCTTATACATCCAGCTACATCCACGACAATGGATGGATGTTTGGTGTACCCTTACAGCATAGAAAAGCCTGGGGCTATTTGTACAATAACGCAATTACCAGCCTAGACGAAGCCAAGGCCAAGTTTGCCGCTATCAAAGACATTGACACAGAACCGCTACGCAAGTTCTCCTGGGCGCCTTACTACAAAACACAGGCACAAGCTGGTAGGATATTGTCTATGGGCAATAGGCTTTATTTCTTTGAACCGCACCAGGCTATCCCTTTGCATTTTTATATGTTATTAACCAAACGTTTTTGCGAAGCGTTGGCAAACACAGACAATGCCTGGGGTGTTGAGAACATAGTCAATCGTATGTACTTGGACCACGTGGAGTACATACAGGATTTGATTGCCATCAACTACGTAGGCGAAAACAAATTGGACACACCATTCTGGCGCTATGCCATTGAAGCTGGCAAAAAGAGATTGCACAGTTCAGATAGATTTGTCAATTGGTCACGGCACGTGATTCACAACGGACCTGCAGGCTATGCCTTTCACGGTCGCGAGTTAATGCGTGAATACATTGACGGATATCGCGTCGATCTCAGCGAATTCTGCAGGTAATACTAATTACTACATAATTTTCGGTTGACAAACCAGCAGGTATCTGCTATAATACAGCTATGGAAAAAAGAAAACTCTATGTACTGGTTGGCGTGCCTGCTTCGGGTAAAAGCACCTGGGCAAAATCGCAAGAATGGTTTGACGATTGTGCATACGTATCCACAGACAAGTACGTGGAGGAATGGGCCGAGACTGTGGGTAAAACCTACAGCGAAGTATTTGAAGAATATATGCCTGTTGCAGTGGCCAAAATGGCTGGTGCAGTAAATGGCGCACGTGATGCAGGTAAAGATATTATCTGGGATCAAACCAGTACCTCTATTGCAAGTCGTGCAAGAAAGTTTCGTATGCTACCCGACTACTACAAAATTGCCGTGGTGTTCAAGACACCTGAAAAAGAAGAACTTGCTCGTAGATTGGCCAGCCGTCCAGGCAAAGTTATTCCGCAGAATGTAGTAGAACAGATGGCAATTGATTTAAGCGTGGAGCCACCCACTGTTGAGGAAGGCTTTGATGAGATTTGGTTTAATTAAAGAAAGGAGTACACAATGCCAGCAACATTTTTAGTCAGTGATACGCATTTCGGTCACGCCGGTGTGTGCCGCTTTACCGAAGAAGATGGAGTTACAAAGATCCGTCCCTGGACCGACCCTGACGAAATGGACAAGGAAATGGTACGCCGGTGGAACGACACAGTTCGTCCCAACGACAAGGTCTATCACTTGGGTGATGTTGTGATCAACCGCAAGGCCTTGCCCATATTGCATCGATTGAACGGTGACAAGGTATTGATCCGTGGCAACCACGACATCTTCCGTGATGAGGAGTACCGCAGGTACTTTCGTGAATTGAGAGCATATCACGTATTGAACGGAATGATCTTGAGTCATATTCCTGTACACGAAGCATCATTGGGGCGGTTTGGTGTTAACATTCACGGTCACTTGCACACAAATCGTGTCAAGAAGGCACGTGGCGTTGATGCTCGTACTGGTGCTATTTTGTACGGGGACGAAAACGATGTCCGTTACCATTGTGTTTGCGTGGAGCAAACAGATTTCACTCCTATCTTGTTGGAGGATGTCTACAAGCGCATCGCCAACGAAGGCGGTGAGATCGGATTTAGGAACGGCAACGGTCCTACAATGTAAACCGCTGACCCACCTCCGCCTAGGTTGAGAATCAGCGTCCGCGATACACGAAACGTGGGATGGGCTGTGTATCCGGGGTTGTTGGTTATCCTGACACAAAAAAACCATCATTTTAATTGACAAGCTAGGTTAAATACTGTATAATAGCAACATTAGCTGGCGTTAGTTCAATGGACAGAACAGTAGCCTTCTAAGCTATCAATACAGGTTCGATTCCTGTACGCCGGACCAAGGAATAAAATGACATTTAAAAAAGAACCATTAACAAATAGATTCGACATAGTGCTAGCGGCATCGGTCCGAGTTAGAGAACTAAAGCGCGGTCATCGGCCGATGATAGATACCAACAACAAAGAAGCAATAACAGCAATCAAAGAAATTGAACAAGGAAAAATTGGTACTGAGTATTTGTTAAAGGTTAAATAAAATATCGCGGGGTACGTCAGTGGTAGACCACCGGGCTCATAACCCGGGAGCCGGAGGTTCGAGTCCTTCCCCCGCAACCAAATTTAGGTTAATTACAGCGATATAAACATATGGCGACTGCCGGGTCATTAAACCGGTATTAACCTGTTAGATATGCCCTGGTGGTGGAATGGTAGACACGATGGTCTTAGAAGCCATTGTCGAAAGGCGTGGGAGTTCGAGTCTCCCCTGGGGCACCAATTATATGCGGGATTAGTTTAATGGTCAAACGAAACCTTGCCAAGGTTTAGTCAGGAGTTCGATTCTCCTATCCCGCTCCATTACAATTGCCTGGTTAGCTCAGGGGGAGAGCGTTTCCTTTACACGGAAAGGGTCCGCGGTTCGAAACCGTGACCAGGTACCAAACAAAAGCCCGCTTAGGCGGGCTTTTTCTTGACTAAATTATCTTGACATTTGTCTAGCAATGCGTTAAAATTTTTAAAAATAACTTTACCTATGTCTAAAACAACAACAGCAACATTACCCATATCAGGCTACTCGGGTACAATGGTAGGAGCAGTTGGATCTACATACAGCGTCAGTAACGTATCAATTGCCAACGGTGGGACCTCTAACCAATGGTTAACAAGTTCTGGATCTGCTACCCAATGGACCAGTGCCAGCCCGTGGCTAACATCTTCGGCGTCCGGGACTCTGCAACTCACCGGCGATAATGCAGATGTTGTGGTCAATGGAACAAGCCTCAAAACCACGCTGGAAAACATTCAAAGCACACTTGACGCAGTTGAGCAAAGACTGGGGCTGTTACGACCTTCCCTGGAACTTGAAAAAGAATGGGATGAACTCAAACGCCTAGGCGATGAGTATAGGGCACTGGAAGCAGATATTCGGGACAAGATGAAAGTCTGGGACATACTTAAAAAAACATAATGACTGTTACTTTAACCGTACACGAATTTAGATTAGGCGATGTAGATGACCCTGAAATTTATGCCGCGGGCCCTATCTATGACTGGCAACAGTCAGACTCTGGAAAATGGGTAATGGAAAATTGCGTAGAAGAGCCAATTTGGGGGAGGGCAATTGATCACAAGTCTTGGGGATACCGCATCAGTATACGTGCTAAATTTTCTGAACAAAATGCAACCTACTTCTTGTTAAAATATAGATGATTGTTACATTACCCTATGATCCAGTCTGGGAAGCAATGACCTGGGCAAAAGAAAATTGTCCAAGTTACATCACTAACGATATGCACCAAGACGGATACAATACCTATGACAATACAAAAATTGATTTCTTCTTTGGTGACGAAAAAGAAGCACTGATGTTTATGTTGAGATGGCAATGACAGACATAATGCAAAGCTGGAAAGAACAGCGATTTATAATTGCCCCGGCGTACTTGGCAGACGGACTTCAAGAATCACCCAACTCCCATTTGATTGTGCTAACTGATATTTCGTATTGGTATAACCATTACGAAGAACTAGTCCATTGGTGTGAAGAACATAATTGTAAAAAAGAAGGAATGACAGTGGACATTCCCAACCACGAATCCCTCACATTGTTTTGTTTAAAATGGGCTTAAAAGTTATTACCCGAAAACACGTAAAAAATTACGTGGAAATTTGGGTAGACAAAGATCAACTTGGTGTGGCCAGCTGGTCCTTTGCGCCCGACGATTCGGTATTGTTGGAGATAGATCAGTGGGTTGAAGAACATCAGGTAGGTCGAAGAACAGCCTACAATGGTTGGCAACTACATAACCCACAATGTCTAACTATGTTTATGCTACGTTGGTCGGAGGAATAATTGTGCAAAAGAAACGTGCAATGGCTTGGTCTCGTGAGTCTTTAGATCGTGACACTTTAGAACAAGCAATAGCCAATAAAGCAGCCGAACGGATGGCCAAGGAAATAGACCGCGGAATATTATGGTCAATGTTGGAACAATCCGGTTGGACACCTGTGACCTTGTCAAGACTGCAGGATAACCGACACGCCGTTGATATTACTGTTTGGTTGGAAGAACATTGCCAACAGCAGTTTAAAAGAAACGGGCGGGAATTTTTATTCGAAAGTAAAGAAGATGCAGTTTATTTTGCACTAAAATGGGTAGCGTAATACCCCATTGACAAACACACTGAAATAGTGTATAATATATTATCACATAGGAGTAATTATGCCCTGGATCGAAAACGTAGCACTTGTTGATATCCCAAGAGGACGTCACCATAATGCTGGCGAAAATAGTATGTTGATTCAAATTGTTGACCCGTGTATGGAGTTTCCCGTCCCTATGCACAAATTCAAAGAAACTCATCAATTTGAATTCCTTGATATCGAAGCCAACGACTACACCATTGACGAAGCATTCAGATGCAGTGATGAGCAAGCACAACGGCTGGTAGAATTACTGCAACACGCCCTACTAAATAGAATGAATGTAGTTGTACATTGTCACGCAGGTGTTTGCCGTAGTGGTGCAGTTTGTGAAATTGGTGTTATGATGGGCTTTGACGATTGTGAAGCATTTCGCAGTCCAAATCTGCTAGTCAAGCACAAAATGATGCGAGTGTTAGGCTGGCTCTACGACGAACAAGAGCCACATACTATTAACGGTGTACCAGCAGAATGGGAAGATGACAATGGTAAAATCTTTACATTGGCCAAAGCAAGACGAGAGTATAGAGAACGAGAAGGCGATATCTAGCACTATCAAGTTCACTGAGCAGGAATGGGCAGTAATTTATAATAAGATCGCTAACCGTTATAGAGATAGTCCTAGTGTGTTGTTAGTCCGTGACAAGATGAAACGCACATTGGGATTTACAGTCAGGCGGCATAGAGAATATGTTCCAAAAATGTCCGGGGGATACTATGAAGAACAGATCCATCTTGATTTTTATGATGAAGGTGCTATAACGTTATTCAGGTTAACTTACATATGAAAAGATTTATAATAACAATATTAATAAGCATTTCGATCTTTAACGCAGAAGCCGCAAAGAAACAAAAAGCGGCTGTGCCAGTACCCGAACATAGTATTGTAGTAATGAACTCTGACACAAATTCAGTGGCCCTTGAGAAAAATGCCAATGTTGTCCGTAGTATGGCCAGTATTACCAAATTGATGACAGCAATGGTTGTGTTGGATCAGATGCCCAATCCCCTTCGTAAGATTTCATTGAAGTCTCCGTATATGGGACGCAGGGAGTATACTGTAGGCGAATTGTTGAAGCTAACATTAGTTCGCAGTGACAACTATGCCGCTGAATTACTCAGCAAGAACTTTCTAGGTGATCGTCAAACCTTTATTCGTTCGATGAACGACAAAGCACGTAGTCTGGGAATGTGGACAGCAGAATTTCAAGACCCAACCGGTCTTGGTGCTGGCAACAGTGCCACAGCCCGAGACATTGTAAAAATGGTTGCGGCCGCCGGCACATACCCCGACATTCGTGCATTGAGTAGTCGCCCCGAAGTAGAGTTAGAAACTCTACAGGGAAAGAAAATTCGAACTGTCAGCATCAGTAATACCAACAAAGTTATTTTAGACGAGTTTGATAATATTGTTGTTAGTAAAACAGGATTCACCAACCGTGCCGGCCGGTGCCTGGCTATGTTAGTCGAACGTGCTGGCCATCAATACGCAGTTGTTATCCTAGGGGAACCCAGCAAGCAACGACGAGATTACGAAGCTAGAAATTTAATTCACACCTATGTTAACCCCTTAGATCAAAAAGGTCCAATTATCAATTATGATTACAATCCATATTCAGGAGTCTAAACGTACCGCTGGCGCCATCACCTGGTGCCTGGAACATTTACCAAGATCCATATGGACTGTTGAAACCGACTGGCCTGCTCAAAATTACCGTTTTATTTTCAACGACGACGAACACGCCACATTATTTAGACTAAAATGGGCATAACTTGCTTGACATCGGGCAAATTTTCAAGTAAAATACAGCTATCAATTAACCTACTAGGAGTAAAAAATGGTTACCGTGGAACGTTTTAACACAGCTATTGGACATCGTATTACCGGAGGCAGCCCCTACGGTTGGGATTGTTTTAGTCCCGACGCAAGATGGTTAGACAGCGACCACCCCGATTTGTATTCTGCCAACATTGTTTTTGATGGCCCCGACAACGTATACATTGCCGAAGTACACGACTACAAAAACGAAAGGTCCTACGTTTGGTTTAACCCCGAATACAAGGAATCGTACTTTGCCGAAGCAGCCAAACGTGGCATTGATCCGTTGACGTCCTATGATGATAAAAAATTCATCGAATTAGATGTGGCAGCAGACTACATAGAAAAATGCACAGCCATTGTTGCCGGCACTGAATACGATACCCGTGTTCAAATTGAATTGGATCTTGAAGATGACTTGCTGTTTGCCGCAATGAAGAATGCACACTTGCAAGACATTACACTCAATCGATACATTGAACAAGCGTTAAGGGATTTCATTGTAGCATATAACCAAGGAGAGTGATATGGAGTTTGATTGGCTGACAATCATTGCACTTCTTGTCTACGGCATTGTATGCTATTGGTTGGGTAAAATAACAATGATGCACAGCATCATTGATGCCGTAATCGATGAACACAATAAAGAAACTGATTCTGATGAAGCAGTTGAGCTAAAGGTAGAAAAAATTGACAACGTCTATTATGCCTACGTTGGTGGAGAATTTGTTGCCCAGGCCAAAACTTTTAAAGATTTGGTAGTAGGAATTAAATCTAACAACTCTGTTACAAGATTTGCAGTGGATAAAGATTCAACAGCACTCAGTGAAGTTGAAAGAACTGATTTTATGGCGGCTCTACTAGACGCATACACGGAAAAGAAATGAGAAGTAGTTATTGGTCAAACAGTGCCTTTGCGGACTGGATAAGAAAGACTCCCAAGCCCGGTGCTTTAACCAGCCAAGGCTGGGGAAACTGGACACGAACTGCTAAAGCGGAACATCCTGTTCGATACTGGATTGCCGAAGAGCTATTGGACTACCTTCAAAAAACTGTTTACTACATTCCGGATCGATTAAATGATGTACGTTACTATATTAATAACCGTTGGATTAGTCGCAGTCATAGCCTTACTGCTCACCCTAGGGATATCAAGCCTGGTACTTGGTCAGATGTTGGCAGCCGCTTTCTCCCTTGTCTTTTTAACGAGTTAGTAGATTTTGTTGAAATAGAACAAGCGTGGCATCACTGTTTGTGGAGTGACGAGGCTAAGACCAAGTACAATGTACCTTGGTGGCGCAGTGGTTGGCTACGTTGGAGAACTTGGCGTAATCCCGAAGCCGGTGTTGAATATTTAGAATGGGCATCCAGTCTAACTATGGGTTCTAGTTTCAGCTACTTACCCACACACAAAGACTACAACAAACCAACTCAACAGGCAGTGTCGGCACGTGAGATTCTTGATTTGTACTATTGGTGGAAAGAAGAGTATCCTAACAGACCAGATGTACACGATGTCAGCGGATGGAGTGCAGTCTGCGAGCGTCGACGTCAAGCAGATCCTGACGCAATACTTGGCGCTGATGATGCCAATGCCAAGGAACGTGCAGAATCTACCAGAGCACTTAAACTTTCTGCAAAGATTGAAAAGCAATACGAAGACGAAGACGAACGTATGATGATTCGTCTTATTAAGATTCGCCAAAGCCTGTGGACTTAAAATGAAAAAAGATACCAAATTTCGTGGTTGGGTTAGAAATATTTGGATAGACAATGCAGAAGAAAGACTTATGCACCGCGAATTGCCCTATTCTATAAAAGAGTATTGGGACAGGTACAAGTACTGGTTAAAGCGCGAATTTAAATATCAACAAGGAAAAAAATGACCGCACTCAAGGCACAAACACCAGCTCGTGGTATTTCTCTAGCTGGGGATTACGGTGATGCTAAAAACTATCACATTGAATGTGATTGTAGCAGTACCGAGCACAGTGTAAAAATGTGGATTGAAGTTAATGGCGACAAAGAAACACAGGATGTAGAAGTTGGCTTCTACGTTGATACGTGGACACCGTTCTGGGACAAAAAATTTAATCGTTTCAGAACAGCGTGGAATGTCTTAGTCAACGGTGTTAACCGCCAAGAACATCACATCATTTTAAACAAACAAGCGGCTTTAAACCTAGCTAAAGTCGTGGAGTCAACGGTAATTGAGCTAGATAGTCGCTAAATACATTTTTAAAGGAGAAGTGCCACTTGGCTAAAGAAGATATGATTCGCACACAAGGCAAAGTTGAGGAAGTATTGCCCAATGCGATGTTTAGAGTAGTATTAAACGATAACAAAAATCATAAGATTATTGCCACCATCGGCGGAAAGTTACGTCAACACAATATTCAAATCCTATTAGGGGACAGTGTTGATATTGAAATGAGTCCGTATGATATGCATCGTGGTCGAGTGGTATACCGTAATAAGTAATGGATTTACGTAGAGCAATTAATTTGGTCGAAGCTAAAAGCGGACCAACGTTGGAACAAGCAAAATTACCTTATCCTAGAGACGGACTGTCTCCTGTTTTAAGTATGGCCGCTGTGAATTATCATTACGGCAAGTTATATAAAGGCTATGTTGATCGTTACAATGCAGGCCAGGGAGATCCTGCGTTTAATGAAGCTGGCGCTTACCTGCACAACGTTTATTTTACACAATTAATGAATCCTCGCAATGGTAATAAACCGCACGGCACCAGTCTTGGACTTATTAACCGTCGCTGGACCAGTTTTGATCGCTTCAAAGATGAAGTTAAAAAAACAGCAATGGGTATACAAGGTTCGGGTTGGGTCTATATGTCACGCAGTGGTGAAATCAAAACCATTCGTAATCACGTGATTAAAAAGGATATAGCTCTACTTATTGACTGGTGGGAACACTCCTGGGCCCTGGATTATGCCAGCAATAAAGAAAAATATCTAGACAATATATGGCGTTGTATTGATTGGGAAAAAATCAATCGCAGAATCTACGGCGGCATTAAATGATCACAGTACAAGATACAGCACAGGAAAGAATACGCGATATCCTGGCAGATGAAGGCAACCCCGATCTTAAACTACGCATATTTGTGCAAGGTGGTGGCTGTTCGGGGTTTAGTTATGGATTTACACTAGACGAAATAGCCAACGAAGACGATCACGTCATTGACTGTGCAACGTTTAAAATACTAGTTGACTCAATGAGTGCAATGTACTTAGACGGCTCTTCCATAGGGTTTAAAGACGAACTTTGGGCCAAGGAATTTGTTATAACAAACCCAAATGCACAGTCAACCTGCGGTTGCGGTAGCAGTTTTAGCATCTGACCTAATCGCATATATCCTATAAATACTGTTTATAGGACACAATATATGGGTAACATTAGACTTGTAGACACAGGATCTGGGCCAAGTAGTGGAGATGGCGATTCGCTACGCACGGCTTTTACAAAGATCAACTCAAATTTCCAGGACCTCATCGACGGCAATATAGCAGTTGGCGGGGATGATTCCTTTAACGATAGTTTAATCACATTCTCGGGCAACAGTGTACAGAGCCCCGAGAATGCATCTATTGTTGCCGGTTACAATGGTGGCGGAGATAAAACCTGGATTTTTAAAACTTCCGGGGCAATACGGTTTCCGGACAGCACAGAACAGAATACAGCGTTCATTATAGATGACTATTATACACAGTCACAGATTGACGCATTATTAGCCAGTGGTGGGGGCGGGGGCAACAGCAATGTTGACTTAACCAAAGTTAACACAGACATTTTACCATTAAGCACCGAAACTTACAGCATTGGTAGCACGTCAAAACAATTTAAAGATTTATATCTAGGAGCCAGTGGTGCTCTTTACTTAGACAATGTTCCAGTTACCGGCAACGATGGTAAGATTTACATTAGCGACTTGCGTGTAAATGATACACTGGGCATTGGTGAAAATATTATAAACACAACTGTGGGTGGACAGATCTCCTTACCGATTGGCACTACAATCAATGGCGTGCCAATTGGTATGCTACGTATGCTAGGACTTCTGAATAACCAGTCTGGGTTGCCAGTTGGCGCAGATGCTGGAGATGCCTACATTATTGGTCAAAGTATCTGGGCCTACTCTGGTGCAGAGTGGGTAGATTTAGGACAACTAGTTGGTCCACAGGGCGCCACGGGTCCGCAAGGTCCAATTGGACCGTCGGGTGGTCCTACTGGTGCTAGCGGCCCAGGCGGTGCGACTGGTGCCACCGGCCCACGTGGCATATCTGGAAATCAAGGACCTCAAGGTTCCATTGGTGCAACTGGCGTAATTGGTGCAACTGGCGTAATCGGTGCAACTGGACCATTTGGTGCTCGTGGCGAAACAGGTGCTACAGGACTACGTGGAACAAACGGTTTAACTGGTGCCACTGGTGTTGTTGGGCCACAGGGAGACTTAGGTGCAACTGGTGCTAAAGGTGATCGGGGCATCGAAGGGGCTACCGGTGTTCCCGGTGCCACTGGTATGTCTGGTAATACTGGTTCCACAGGCCCAATTGGATATACTGGCAGCATTGGATATACTGGCAGTCAAGGCGTAGACGGATATGTTGGTAGCCAAGGCGAAACAGGTGCTACAGGCCCACTTGGATATGCAGGTAGTCAGGGTGTTATTGGTGACACTGGCGCAACAGGATCCACTGGCGCAACAGGCGACATTGGTTTCACTGGTAGTCAAGGACCCACGGGCGTTGGTGATACTGGTGCCACAGGTATACAGGGTGCAACAGGACCCGATGGTGCAACAGGCGCTACTGGGCCAGAGGGTAGTACAGGCCCACGTGGATCTGATGGAACCAGCGTTAAAATTATTGGCTCGTTGGCTAACAGCACCGCATTGCCCGCACCGTACACTGGCGCTGTTGGTGACTCGTATATCACTGCCGATACTAATAATTTGTGGGTATGGAGCGGTACTACCTGGACCAATGTTGGAAATATTTCAGGACCGAGTGGTGCTTCGGGCCCGCTGGGTGCAACAGGTCCCCGAGGAATACAGGGATATACAGGTAGTTTAGGTGCCACTGGTGTGGGATCCACTGGTCCCAGCGGACCAATTGGATACACAGGCAGTCAGGGATCCACTGGCCCAATTGGTAATCAAGGCGCCACCGGTGCTAGAGGTATTGCTGGTTTAATTGGCGAGCTTGGTGCCACTGGGGCTACTGGCGTAACGGGTGCCACAGGTTTAACTGGCGCACAAGGTGTAGTTGGCGCAACCGGTCTATTAGGCCCAAGTGGTCCACTTGGGCCATCGGGTGCCACAGGTCCGCAGGGTAACCAAGGTATTCAGGGCAACCAAGGTACACAGGGATTAGAAGGGCCAACAGGTGCCACTGGTGCTAGAGGACCAAACGGTCTTGCAGGCGCAACTGGTGTATTTGGTGCCACAGGCTACACCGGATCCCAAGGCGCAACTGGACCATATGGGTACACAGGAAGTTTTGGCGCAACTGGCGTTAAAGGTGATATTGGCTTTACAGGATCTCAGGGCGCAACTGGACCTACTGGTGTTAGTTTAAACATCCAAGGATCATTGGCATTAGCCAGTCAATTGCCAACAGTGAATAACTTACCCGGCGATGCTTGGATTGTTGACGCAGACCGCGGATTATATGTTTGGTCTATATCATCGGGCTGGTACCGTGCTGGTACTGTTGTTGGGCCACAGGGTTCCACAGGCCCAATTGGATACATAGGCAGTAAAGGCGATCGTGGTGATACAGGATATACTGGCAGCTTTGGTACAACTGGGGCAACTGGTCCAGAAGGCCCAATTGGACTTACTGGTTTAACTGGTGCTACAGGCATTGATCGTGTGGGTTCCACTGGTCCCACAGGCGTACAAGGATTAGTTGGTCCTCCTGGTTCTACTGGACCTAGTGGTCCAATTGGACCAGCTGGTGGACAAGGTGCCACTGGTGTGCAAGGCAACCAAGGTGCCACTGGACCTGCAGGTACTACTGGTACCACTGGTTTAACTGGTGCTACTGGACCGTTTGGTATTACAGGTGCCACTGGCCCAGCGGGCGCCACTGGTGCCACTGGCGTGCGAGGTGCAACTGGCGTTGCTGGGGCAACTGGCGTTAATGGGGCAACTGGGCCTGCTGGATCAGCTGGTCCACAGGGCGGATATGGATATACTGGTAGCCTTGGTGCAACTGGTCCTAGTGGGTTCCCCGGAACGCCTGGCAGGTACGTAGCCAGCATACCAGCTTCTAGTGTTGGCGGCGTAGGCGACCAAGCTGGCGATGTGGCCTGGGATGGATCGACTTATTTCTATTATTGTACAGCAAATTACGACGGATCAGCTAATATTTGGATCCGCATAGTTGGCTGGGAGACTACGTTCTAATAAAAAGGTAATATATGAATGAATACATAGTTGTAGCTAACAGTGAGACAGACATTGATAGTCTGCACGTAGATCTCACGTTGGATACTACTGGCCGCAACGGTGTGAATCATAGGACTATTCCAGATAGGCCCGTGGGTGTTGCAAATCCTAGACTGGGCAATCCAAGAATTACACATTATTACCTTACTGATCAAGAAGCTGCCGACCTTGACAAAGATACCAGGGTAGTGGCAGTACACCGTCCACCAAATCCCGATTCACGTATGCATCACGCTGTTCAGCGTAATAGAGCATATGACGGAACCAATGGAAATTTTAATAGGAATAGTGCAGACGACAAATACAATGTCAATTGGGGATTACGTAGGTCATCTTTGTTAAAAGCTGAGGCAGCAACAGGCAATTCATATGAGTACGACAATGATGGCGCTGGTGTTGACATCATAATTATGGATGATGGTATAGACTGGGAACACCCGGAATTTTTAGATTCAACTGGTGCTAGCCGTGTTCGGCGTATAGACTGGTATGCTGCCACTGGTATTCCCGGCACTATGCCACCAAACCACTATGTTTGCAGAACTACTGGTGGTGATAGTCAAGGTCAACACGGAACACACGTAGCTTCAACTGCCGCTGGCAAAACATTTGGCGCGGCAAAAAATGCAAGATTATATTCAATACGAGTATTTGGCGATACCTCTCAGGCCATTGATTCTGATGATCAATTTGACCTTATTCGGGTGTGGCACAAAAAGAAACCCATTGATCCAAAGACTGGAGCACGACGACCCACTGTAGTTAATATGAGTTGGGGGTACGCTTGGTATTACAACGATAATAAAAATTACAATATTATAAATTCCATTAAGTACAGGGGTACATTAAACACATACAATACGCCAGTTGAACCACAACAACGATATGGTATGCAACCAGGGTATAATGGGATACACGGATTGGAAATTCCTTCTGTTGACGCTGAAGTTACTGACGCAGAAAAAGAAGGAGTAATTTTTGTACACAGTTCTGGAAACTACGGAAACAAAATTGATGTGGCCCGTGGCAAAGACTACGATAACTATTACACCACTAATAACTATTATGCCGGAGTGTTCCCACCAGGTTCCCCTATCTATTATCACAGGGGTGGTAGCCCAAGATCTACTAACGTTATCACTGTCAGCGCCGCTTCCCAGAGTCCAATATACCGAGGCAATTTGTTGTTAGAAGTATTAGGAACGTACAGTGAAAGAGGACCAGGCTGTGATGTTGTTGCACCCGGAACTATGATTACTGCTGCCACTAGTCGTGCCGCGTCAAATTCCGATCCAGCACAATCGGGATTCAGACCACTAAACCCTTATATGTTTGGCAGGCCGCCTTCTACAGATCCTGCTCAAAATCATTATGTTTGTAAGATCAGTGGAACTAGTATGGCTGCTCCACAGGTAACTGGTGTACTGGCATTATATCTTTCTAAGAATCCCAAAACAACACCAGCTAATTGTAAAAAATGGATTCAAAATTTTGGTATTAAAAATCAAATCTCCACTTCTGCCAAAGACGACGACTGGTACAATTCCACTGCACTACTTGGTGGGCCAAACAATTATCTTTATAATCCCTATCGTGGTGGTTATAAAGGATAAATTTAAATCCAATAATTGTTGACATAGGTTGACCTGTTGTGTTATACTACACGACAGTTCTAATTCTACTCACATATTTTCGGTAAATACAGATATGCTATTTGGTTATCTCACATTATTTGTGGCACTAACATTAAGTTTAGTTGCCGCATATTATTCTGTACTAGGTCTGACGGCTATCTTTGCCGCGGCCGTTTTGCCTGTTGTGGTTATGGGTGGCGCACTAGAAGTTGGCAAAGTTACTGCAACAGTTTGGTTACACAAGAATTGGAGCAGAAGCTCTTTTTTATATAAAGCATATTTGATACCCGCGGTACTGTTTTTAATGTTGCTGACTTCTATGGGTATTTTTGGATTCCTAAGTAAGGCTCACAGTGACCAGAGTTTAGTATCGGGTGATGTACAAGGTAAGATTGCAATATATGATGAGAAAATCAAAACTGCAAAGGACAATATAGATGCGAACCGTAAGGCGCTTAAACAGATGGATGAGGCTGTGGACCAAGTTATGGGCCGAAGCCAAGATGAAAAGGGTGCTGACAAAGCAGTTGCGATTCGAAGAGGACAACAAAAAGAACGTGCTCGTCTCCAATCTGAGATCACTGCCGAACAGAAAATTATTAGTCAATTATCTGAAGAAAGGGCGCCTATTGCCGCTGAAGTACGTAAAGTTGAAGCAGAAGTTGGGCCGATAAAATACATTGCGGCATTCGCCTATGGCGACAATCCCGATGCTGATCTACTAGAACGTGCAGTACGTTGGGTTATTATTCTTATTGTGGTTGTATTTGATCCACTGGCACTGGTGTTAATCTTGGCAGGATCCAGGCAATTAGAATGGGCTAGAGAAGATAAAGAACAAGAAAAGATCAATGCATTTTTTGATCAAGCAAAAGAAGCGGCACGCCGAGCAGATGAACAAGTTACCGTCCAGGATGAACAGGGAGAAAGTGCTGTACTCGAAGTTCCCCCAGCACCACCTGACGACTTTAACACTAGCAAGCACCCTTATTTAAATGTACCTTTTGCACATTTTCAAAATTTGACTCCAATGGTGCATAAGCCCGAGGAACCCAGCGACGCTGAATTAGATCCTTGCTACAAATGCAAAACTCCATTGATAATGGCCCCGGGCATTGGTCCTTTCTGTCCTAACAAAGAATGTGATGTAATAGATGGTCCGTTCTTAGATGAAGAACCCATTGAGATAACATACATTCCGCCGGCACCGCTTTCCGTTAAACCAGAGTACGATTACAAGTTTGGCGACGAAGATTGGACCGAAGAAGATGTGTATCGCATTAGCGAAGAAACATTGCAGGCCATAGAAGACGAAGAAGCCAAAGAACAAGAATTACAGGAATTCTTGGCCAATGGCAAGGAAGTGGCACGTAGATTGGATGCTGGAGAGAGTCTCGAAGGATTGCCAAACGTAATTATATCTGAACCAGTACCAGCATACGAACCAGACGACGGTCCGTTAACTGATGAGCAAGTTGAGCAACTTAAAAAGTCCGTAGAGGCATTCTTACCCACAGGCCCAGTTGTTGCCGTTAGCACATTGTTTCCAGAAGTACCTGCTCCTGTTAATTACAACACCGAGGCAGCGGCACCCCGAAAAGCTAAAACTGTAGTGATGGCCGAAGCGGCAGAACCACCGCCAAAAGTTAAAACAGACGTTGTTGAAACATTTGATCCAAAGATTAAAGAAATCACAGCTGACACGCAATTAACAGCTGACAATGATCAAGCTGTGCCTCGTGAAGTTAAAGCACACTTTGGCACATCATTTCCGCCTGCCCCAGAGCGCAGTGAACTATATCTACGAGTAGACTACAAACCCAATCGTTTGTTTAAGTACAATGGGTCAAAGTGGATTGAAGTAGAAAAAGAGTTAACCGACACTTATGTGTACAACGAAGAGTATATCAAGTATCTTGTAGTTGAGATCGAAGCCGGCCGTTATGATCCTGACGATCTAAGCGACACCGAACGTCAACAAATAGCAGAATTTCTAGGCAATGAGTACGGTAATAACACCCCCGGATAAATCAAACACCCCCAACGCATATCTTATTTTCAACGCAACAACCATCGACATTGATATGGTAATGCGCTGGTTGCGTATCTGTGATAAAGAGTATACAATATATCTTTATCACGATGGTATGCAAGATAATAAATGGGCAAGCGAGGTTGCACTTGAGTGCAGTCATATTATAATTAATAGAGACAATACCGAGCCAGTAGGGTTGATCCCACTATACGATGTCCTGGGTAAAATAACGTGGGTTGGTAAGGATCAACCTTACGCTACTGCAATGGAATATTTTTCAAAGAATGACTAATATATTACAAGCATCACAACCTGTATTTTGTAACTTCTGCGGAAAGAACCGCAACGAAGTACACAAACTTATTGTGGCCAATGACGCTGGTATTTGCGACGAGTGCATTGACCTTTGTAGCAATATCTTAACCAAAGAAAAGAATGACGAACTTAAAAAGGAAAAGAAGCTCAACGGAGTTTTAGATCCAGTCAAGGTTAAACGTTATTTAGATACGCACATTGTTGGGCAAGATGCCGCAAAGATTACACTCAGCGTAGCCATTGTAAATCATTATAAGCGCATATATTTCAAACCACAGGCAGAAGTTGAAAAGTCAAATATCTTAATTTTTGGTCCCACTGGATCAGGCAAAACATTGTTAGCCCGTAAGATTGCAGGCTACCTTAAAGTTCCATTTGTTATTGCTGATGCTACTACTCTGACAGAAGCTGGTTATGTTGGCGAAGACGTTGAAAGTATGATCAGTAGGCTGCTAGCCGAAGCCGAGTACGATATAGAAAAATGCGAACAAGGCATCGTCTTCATTGACGAAGTTGATAAAATTGCACGGCGCAGTGAAAGTCCATTGGTGCGTGATGTATCCGGCGAAGGTGTGCAACAGGCCCTGCTCAAGCTGGTTGAAGGTACAAAGTGTCAAATTAAACTTAGCAACAATCGCAAAAACGTTGCCAACGATACTGTGGAAATAGACACTAAAAATATTCTGTTTATTGCTGCCGGTGCGTTCACTGACCTTGACAATATCATTGATAAAAGGTTAGCTGGCGGATCCAAGATTGGATTTAACAGCGTTACCGGATCAGGTAAAACTGACCGCAGTAACTTCCGACAAGAAGATTTTATTAAATTTGGAATGATTCCCGAGTTTACAGGACGCTTTCCAATCATCACACAGGTTGATAATTTAGATCTCGACGGACTGGTTCGTATTCTAGTAGAACCCAAAAATAACTTAATTAAACAGACACAATTTTATTTTAACATTGACAACATAGAATTGAGTTTTACAGATGGTGCAATATTAGCCATTGCAGAAGAAGCACTTAAATTAGAAAGTGGTGCAAGGGCATTAAAGGGTATACTAGAGCAGATAGTACAACCGTATTTGTTTGACATTGAAAAGTTAAAGAAATCGCCCGAACGTAAACTTGAAATTACGGAAGAAATTGTTAGAACAAAATTTAAAAAAACTAAAGATCAGGTATAAATAATTTTGTAAGATGCCATTGGGTCTTACATCATTCTTGCTTAACATAGGAGAAACAAAATGAGCAAAATCATTGGTATCGATTTGGGTACCACAAACTCTTGCGTAGCCGTTGTAGAAAACGGAATCCCCAAAGTAATTGAAAACAGCGAAGGTGCTAGAACCACACCTAGTATTGTTGCGTATACTAACGACGAAATACTAGTTGGTGCAAGTGCAAAACGCCAAGCAGTTACTAACCCCAGAAGCACAATTTATGCGGCCAAGCGTTTAATTGGTCGTAAGTTTGTTGAGGAGGCTGTACAAAAAGACATCAACTTAATGCCTTATAAAATTATCAAGGCAGATAACGGAGATGCTTGGATTGAAGCTAACGACAATAAATTAGCACCCCCACAGATCAGTGCCGAAGTTCTTCGTAAAATGAAGAAAACTGCCGAGGACTATTTGGGTCACGAAGTAACACAGGCTGTGATCACAGTACCTGCTTACTTTAACGATAGCCAACGTCAAGCTACCAAGGATGCAGGTAAGATTGCAGGTCTGGAAGTATTGCGTATTATTAACGAGCCCACTGCGGCCGCTCTAGCCTACGGCGTAGACAAAGCAGACAAGAAAGATCGTAAGATTGCTGTATACGACCTGGGTGGTGGTACATTTGACGTATCCATCATTGAAATTGCCAACGTAGATGGCGACAAGCAAATTGAAGTATTAAGCACCAACGGCGATACATTCCTAGGTGGTGAAGACTTTGACCAACGCATTATGGATTACTTGATTGATGAATTCAAGAAGGACCAGGGCGTTGACCTAAGTAAAGATGTTCTAGCATTGCAACGTTTGAAAGAAGCCGCAGAAAAGGCCAAGATTGAGCTGTCAAGTAGCGCACAGACCGATGTTAACTTGCCTTATGTCACCGCAGATGCTACTGGTCCCAAGCATATGAACATTAAGTTGTCACGTGCCAAACTAGAAAGCCTAGTTGACGAATTGATTCAACGTAGCTTAGAGCCCTGCAAGATTGCTATGAAAGATGCAAACGTTACATCCAACGACATTGACGAAGTTATCCTTGTTGGTGGTATGACACGTATGCCCAAGGTGCAAGAAGTCGTTGAGAAACTGTTTGGCAAAGCGCCGCGCAAGGATGTTAATCCAGACGAAGCAGTGGCCGCTGGTGCCGCTGTACAAGGTGCTGTACTAGGTGGCGATCGTAAGGACGTTCTATTACTTGATGTTACACCATTGAGCTTGGGTATTGAAACTCTTGGTGGTGTAATGACTAAGATGATTGCCAAGAACACAACCATTCCAACCAAACACAGTCAAGTGTTTAGCACCGCCGACGACAATCAACCAGCAGTTGATATTAAAGTGGCACAAGGTGAGCGTGAACTATTCCAATACAACAAAGTATTGGGTGAGTTTAAGTTAGATGGAATTGCACCTGCACGTCGTGGCCAACCACAAATCGAAGTTACCTTTGACATTGATGCCAATGGCATTATGAAGATTAGTGCCACAGACAAAGCCACTGGCAAAGCTAATAATATTACCATTAAAAGCGACAGTGGACTAACCGAAGCTGAAATTCAGCAAATGGTCAAGGATGCTGAACTTAATGCCGAAGCCGATAAGAAGCACATTGAGCTGGTACAAGCACGTAACAGCGCAGAAGGTGTAATCAATCAATTTGACGAAGACATTGAAAAATACGGAAGTCAGATCAAAGTGGAAGAGTTGACTAAAATCAATGAGGCCTTGACTGCTCTTAAGGAATCAATGAAGGCAGACGACGCCAATGATATCAATGCTAAGATTGGAGAATACGTACAAACTACTAGCCCACTTATGCAGGTCAAGTCTGAGGCTGAAAAGCCAGAAGCCAGTCCAGAAGTAGCACAAGCACCAGCTGATGTAGTTGATGCGGAAGTTAAAGAAGTCAAGAAGGATTAAAATTATGAAACCAACTCGAGATAGAATCTTAGTCAAACCGCTAGAAGGCGAAAGCGTAACAGCGTCTGGCATTGTTATCCCAGACAATGCACAAGAGAAACCCCTAAGGGGTACTGTAGTGGCAGCTGGGTCTGGCAGAGTTACCGATGAGGGTATTGTCATTCCAATGGAAGTTAAACAAGGCGACGTAGTTATGTATAGCAAATTTGCTGGACAAACAGTCAAAATCAATAATCAAGAACATATCGTCTTAAAAGAAGAAGATGTGTTGGCAATCATCGAGTAAGGAACGATAATGAGTAAACAAGTAACATTCGGCGATGCAAGTCGCGCTAAATTAGTCGAGGGCGTTAATATATTGGCCAACGCTGTCAGAGTCACATTGGGCCCAAAAGGTCGTAATGTAGTAATTGAGAAGAGCTACGGTGCTCCACACATTACTAAAGACGGTGTTAGTGTAGCCAGGGAAATTGAACTTGAAGACAAGTTGCAAAATATGGGCGCACAAATGGTTAAAGAAGTTGCTAGTCGCACTGCCGATAAAGCCGGCGATGGTACTACCACTGCCACAGTGCTTGCACAAGGCATTGTTAAAGAAGGTATGAAGTACGTTACTGCTGGTATGAACCCAATGGATCTGAAGCGCGGTATTGACAAGGCCGTTATTGCCGCAGTACAGGAACTAAGCAATATCAGCAAGCCCTGTGCTACCAATAAAGAGATTGCACAGGTCGGCAGCATCAGTGCTAACAGTGACGAAACCATTGGCCAATTAATTGCTGATGCAATGGCCAAAGTTGGGCAAGACGGTGTTATCACTGTTGAAGATGGTAAGGGCCTGCAGGATGAGTTGGATGTTGTTGAGGGTATGCAATTTGATCGTGGCTATCTAAGTCCATACTTTATCAATCAACCAGACAAGCAACAATCAGTGCTAGAAAATCCTTTTGTTTTGCTTTGCAACAAAAAGATCGCTAACATTCGTGATCTACTACCGGTGCTAGAAACAGCAACCAAGGCAGGTAAGCCATTGTTTATCATTGCCGAGGATGTTGAAGGCGAAGCATTGGCTACTTTGGTTGTTAACGTAATGCGAGGAATTGTAAAAGTCTGCGCCGTTAAGAGCCCAGGATTTGGCGATCGTCGTACTGCATTGCTAGAAGATATTGCCACTTTAACCGGCGGTCAGGTCATTGCAGATGAAGTTGGATTATCACTAGACAAGGCCACAGCTGAACAACTAGGCCGTGCCGTACGCATTGAAGTTAGCAAAGACAACACCATTATTATTGGCGGCGCCGGCAACAAAGAAAGCATTAGCAAACGTGTTGCTCAGGTTCGCCTTCAAATGGAAGACGCCACTAGCGATTACGATAAAGAAAAACTACAAGAACGTGTGGCTAAATTGGCCGGCGGTGTTGCAGTTATTAAAGTTGGTGCTGCCACCGAAGTTGAAATGAAGGAAAAGAAAGATCGAATCGATGATGCGCTACACGCAACTCGTGCCGCAGTCGAAGACGGTATTGTTCCTGGTGGTGGTGTTGCATTGCTTCGTGCTCGTCACGCTATTAGCCAGTTAACTGGTGCCAACAGCGACCAAGACGCTGGCATACAAATTGTCTTACGTGCTATGGAAGATCCGTTGCGTCAGATAGTAACCAATGCTGGAGATAGCGCAGACGTTGTAGTTGATCAAGTTATGAAAAACTCGGGCAACTTTGGTTACAATGCATCAACCGGTCGCTATGGCGATATGGTCGAAATGGGTGTTATTGACCCAACAAAGGTTACTAAAACAGCATTGATCAATGCCGCCAGTATTGCTGGTTTGCTGTTGACGACAGATTGCACTATCAATATTATTGGATCCGAACAAAGCCGTACCCCGAATGGTATGGGCGGATTTATGTAATGTTGACAAATGCTAGCTAATTTAGTATAATTAAATGTAGGGTGCCGATAATCGGGCCCTACACAAGTCTTGCTTAATAAGGAGATAAAAATGACAGAAAGACTAACAATAGGTCGTATAGACTTTTCACCACTAACTCGTTTTACCGTAGGGTTTGACGAGGTATTTGAACAATTGGCTCGTACACACGAACAATTATCAAACACCAGTACTAACTACCCTCCATACAATATTATCAAATATGATAACAACAACTTTGCCCTAGAGGTTGCAGTTGCCGGTTTTCAATTGGATGAGATTGATGTGGACGTAGCAGGTAATAACCTCACCATTACCGGGGAAAAATCTGCCAACAAAGATGAGGTAAATTATATCTACAAGGGTATTAGTACCCGTAGCTTTAAACGTACCATTCCGTTGGGTGATCACGTAATTGTCAAGGATGCAGTAATCAAGAACGGTATGCTAATTATCAATCTTGAACGCGAAATTCCCGAGGGATTGAAACCACGTAAAATTGCAATCACTTCAGCCGACAAGTAAATACAATGCGGGGGAAACCCCGCATTTTGAAAGATATTAATGACAGATGCTATCACAGACACTATTATAAAACCAAAAATTAACCCAAACACTGACTTTAAGGAGCCTAGTTTGTTTCGAGTTATATATCTTAATGACGACACTACTACAATGGAATTTGTGGTTGAAAGTTTAGTTAGCGTGTTTGATATATCCAGAGAATCTGCGATGCAATTAACTCAAAAGATTCACGATGATGGATCTGCTGTAGTTGCTGTTATGCCTTATGAATTAGCTGAGCAAAAAGGCATTGAAGTTACCATTTTAGCCCGTAGTCACGGGTTCCCACTACAAGTTAAACTTGAAGCAGAATGATCAAGTCTATACTAGGATTCTTTAAAGAATTCTTCAAACCAAACCCACACTGTAACCAAAACTGTGTCCAAGGACGCAGTTGTAACTGCGGCACCAAATAACACTGACTCTTGCCGAAATACTTGGCATTGTTAAAAAAATAGTGTAAAATTAAGTTTTTCTAAAGGAACTATAATGGCACTATGGACCATCAGAACTCACTACAAAAAATCTTGCGAACAAATTGAATACTTTTACAATCGTGAAACCGATGGTAAAATTATTGTGCGAGATGGTTATCGTTTTGCAGAATATTCAATTGAGACCAGTGACGATAATTTCCCTGAGATTGAATTTACAGAAGTACCCGGCGGGGATGGTAAAAAAGACAGCCTGGATTTAAACAGCCTGTACGGCAACAACATTGAAAGCTCAGAGCTTATTGAAATGTTTGATGGTGGTTGCTGGGGAGATATTGAAATTGAAGGAATCGAGGACGAAGACGAAGTTGCCCGTTTAACGGCTCTTATCGAAGAAGACGGTTCGTATGCTGTAGAAGAAGATGGGGACGGTGACTGGTACCTAAGCGATACGGAAGTATGGGTTTGGGGACCGTTGGAGGTTGAAGACGAAGAAGGCAATGTTCGTATTATCTGCGCCGACGAAGAAGGTAATGTAATTGATTTTGTGGACAGTAACTAATGATATTTAATAAGATTAAAGAGCTCAAAGATCAGGGAATGAAAATTGGTATCACTTTTAGCCAATTTGATATGTTACACGCCGGTCATATTGCTATGTTGGCAGAAGCTAAGAACCACTGTGATTATTTGATTGCAGGATTACAAAACAATGCCAGCTGGGATCGTCCGGAAAAGAATTCTCCAATTCAAAGTATCGTGGAGCGTCAGATCCAATTAAGTGCTACTCGTTTTGTAGACGAAATAGTTGTTTACAACAGAGAAAAAGATTTGGAAGACATTCTTTTGACATTGCCTGTGGATGTGCGTATACTAGGTGTAGAATACAAAGACAAAGACTTTACTGGTAAAGAAATTTGTCACAGACGCGGAATCGAAATTGTCTACAATGGACGAGATCATTCCTTTAGTAGTTCCAGTCTACGCAAACGTGTAGCAGAAGCGGAAGCAAAAAATGGACCTGATGCTTGACATTGAAACTTTAAGTACAAAACCTAATGCAGTTATACTCAGTGTGGGTGCTGTTAAATTTGATCCTTTTAGCGGACGAATTGATGCTGAGGAGGGATTGGATGTTAAGATTGATGTTGATGAGCAAACTGCTCTTGGGCGCCACGTCCAAGATGAAACACTAGATTGGTGGGCCAAACAACCTGAAGAAGTTCGGGAGGCTGCACTGGGCATTGACGGGCGTATCAGCATCGATCAGTTTACAAAAGTTCTTAATAAGATGATGGTGGGTGTGGACCAAATTTGGTGTCAAGGTCCTGCCTTTGATATGGTCATCATCGAAGACTTATATAGACAAATAGGTAAACCCACCCCTTGGCAATTTTACCAAGTACGGGACAGTAGAACTTTGTTTGGTGTCTTTGGTGACCCACGAGACAAGTATAGAAAAAATGCACACAATGCTTTAATGGATTGTGTTTACCAAGCAATAGGTGTGCAAGAGATTTATGCACAACAAGGTGTTAAACCTAGATTTGAACGCAAGTGAATATAATTTTTAACAGGAAGTCGGCCGAGGAATTGGCACAACGGTATATAGTATTAGAACTAGAAACCTTTGATGTTGATGGACAAAAATTAGAATGCTTTTGTCTAGTACCCGGTGACCTTATTCCTGCCAATGAGCTACCATCAATAGATAGATATACTAAGTTACATCAGACTTTAGTAGAACATATAAAACAGAAGAACTATGCCCCTTGTGAAGAACTTATCGGCCATTTAGTAGGCAGATTTGGCGGGGAATTAGATAGTTTCTATCAAATCATCCTGGAAAGATTAAAGGTCAGCTGATCGTTGTTAGTTGTGAAGCAACGGAACTCATAAATACAAAGAGTTTCCGTAACAAACAACAATAATGACAACCTTTACCCAATACAGCGACATTTTGTTAGACGGGTTTGTTCACAACACAAAACCATCTGACGTAATCAGCAAAAAACAAGATCTTCTTCAAGAAGTACTAGACCACTACGGACTTGCAAATACCGATATATTGTTTGTGGGTTTTAGTCCTTGGTGCTTAGGGTTAGGTTCAAAAAACTTTAATATCACATCAGTAAGTGTCGAAGTACTTACATTCTTAGATGCACAAAAATGTGCATACACTCACATAGATCTTGCCACTGCCAGCAAATCAAAAAAATACAGTGTAGTCATTGCCGCAGATGAATATTTCACATTTGCCAATAGCGATCAAGAGCAAAGAGATTTAGTAAATCAACTAGCCGCTGTCACTGCTGATGTAATCATTACTACCCTAAGAGATTACAAAAATCAAGATTTTAAAGACCGCGAGTTCAGCCAACCTATAATGATTCGCGGCAACCAAGAAAATAAAATATATCTAGAACACTACAATTATAGCCTAAAGGACAAGAACAGTGCCGACAGTAAAAATTATGTAATCAATGATTTGAGCTGTGCCACGTATGGTCCTTTTGCTAGACGAAATATGTATTTTAAACAGTTAGCCAAATTCAGCATCGACGCTGGGGCTAGCAATTTTTACGTTCATAAAAACCTTATGTACAAGAGTATCATTAAGAAAAATTATGAGCACGTGATTACTATTAAATTCTGAGGATGCTATGAGTCAATTGAACGAAACTACACAAGTACTATTCAAGTCGGTTACCGACAACTTTCTATCTGAGTTACAGGCGCAGGTCACTCGCTCTGTACTAAACAATGTAAATGAACAACTGGGCAAAATTGACATTGCCACAGTTGTACGTGAGCACGTGAGCAATGTTTTAAACTCCAAAACTAAGACGTTTGGGTTCCCTGATCGTAGCGTTCCGGGCCGTGCCATTGATCCCGAAGGTCTATGGATCAAGGCAGATCAGATCGCCGGCGGAACGCTACGTAATTTTGAATCTACTGGTATACAGGATCAATCCACTGGAACACAACTAACAATTTTAGATCAAGCTACTGTATTTGAAAATCAATTGGTAACCAAAGAACTACGTGTTGCTGGTAATGCTGTCATTGAAGGCGATTTAACTTTAAGTGGTAGCATATCCGCAGACAGTAAGTTGTTCCGGGATATTTCCGATGCAACAATGGCCAAGGTACAGCAAGAATTAACTGTTGGCTTATTGGAAAACTTTCAAAATCATATGATGGAACACATCAAGATCAATGGTATTAATTCTGATTACGTTAAACATCAAGGAATCCGTATTGTACGTGACGGTGCGTTGGCACCCGGAATCTTGAACAGTAACTTACAAAAAGTTGGCGCACTAAAAGAGCTACAAGTAATCGGCGAAACTCTACTAGACGAAACAGTTTATGTAAGCCAAAATCGTGTTGGCATTAACACTATGGATCCAGAATCTGTGCTGGACGTTTGGGACCAAGAAGTCCAAATTGTATTGGGCAAGTTGGAAAAAGATTATGCTATAGTTGGTGTGCCAAAGGCACAGCGTATGGTGTTAAGTTCCAACAAACAACACAATCTGGTCATCAATCCAGATGGCAGTGTTTCGGTTAACGTCATTAAGATTGGTTCAATCCGCCATACCAGCGGAAACCAAGTACCCGACGACGATCGCGCAATGGGAACTATTGTCTGGAATACCGAACCCGAAATCGGTAGCCCAATTGGATGGGTAAGTTTAGGTGGCGCACGTTGGGCAAAATTCGGAACAGTAACGGCTTGACCTAAACCAAAAAGTTTGCTATAATAGCTTAACTTAGTTTTTAGCTATTATATTATGACTACTCCTCGAATTGGTTTTGCCTGCAAGTGGATCGATCATTCTGACCAAGTCAATGGTATTAAACCCAAAGACGACTGCAAAAAATATAATACCGGTGCAACTACCGTGGCTTGGCTAAATAGGCAAAGCAAGGCAGTAGCAGAACAAAAGTTATGGGACCTAATGGTCCAAAACATTGAGGCTACTAGTCAGCTAGTAGAAAGAGTTGGTCAACTTGAAACGCATCTTCGTATGGTCCGCCTTAGTAGCGATCTTTTGCCTGTATATACCGAGCCTACTTGGGGTTATTTTTACCATCGCCCTGATGTTTTGGCTTACTGCGAACGTGGCTTTGGGCACGTTGGTGCTCGTGCTCGAGCTCTTGGGGTTAGGCTTAGTTTTCATCCTGGCCAGTTTACTGTTCTTGCTAGTGAGAACCCTGAAATAGTTGAGCGCAGTGTAGAAGAATTTGAATATCACGCCGATATGGTCCGATGGATGGGCTACGGCAAAACTTTTCAAGACTTTAAAGTCAATGTTCACATCTCCGGCAGAGCCGGTACTGCTGGCATTAGAAAAGTCTACCCTAGATTAAGTGCCGAGGCACGTAATACAATTACTATCGAAAACGAAGAAATAACTTATGGAATACTTGATTGCCTTTCTATTGCTGACATTGTACCTATTGTGCTTGATATACATCATCATTGGATCCGCGAAGGTGAATATATACAACCGTCTGATGATCGCGTTAAACGTGTTATGGATAGCTGGCGCGGTGTGCGTCCTACTTTACATTACAGTGTCAGTAGGGACGATTATATTGAACAATACCCCCGTGACCAACATCCCTCCCGTGATGCGCTGATTGAGCAAGGGTATAAGAAACAAAAACTTAGAGCACATTCTGATTTCTTTTGGAACGATGCTGTCAATGATTGGGCTGTTGGATTCTTAGCCACACACGATATTATGTGTGAAGCTAAAGGTAAAAATTTAGCCAGTTTTGCTTTTGCAGAGCACGCCAAGAAATTAGGTGTGCTCTAATAGAAAAAGGACCCTAGGGTCCTTTTTTAACGAGTTCAAAAACTATTAAATCTTCTTAGTCGTTCTGGCTGGTGCCTTCTTAACAGCTGGCTTTTTAGCCGCTGTAGTTTTAGCTGGGGCTTTCTGAACAGCTGGCTTTTTAGCCGGTGCTCTTTTGGCAGCTGGTTTCTTGGCCTCAACCACTGGTTCTGCAACAACTTCCGCAGGCTTAACTGCTTCAGTTACCGCAGGAGCCGGTGCTTCCACTTTGTAAGGTGGAGCCTGCTCAATGACTTCATTTACAACTTCTTCGGACTTTTTTACGTTGGTCCAAATTACGTAACCGATTGCTACGGCTGCTAATAATAATAAAAATTCCATTCTTTTCTCCTTGCAAGTTAACTTGAATGTTATGTATTTACTTAGTGACAGCTCACTAGAAAAAATTAAAAAATATGTTGCATCGCAACATAAATAAGTGTACAATGTAAGAATTGGGATGCCGCACAGGGCGGGTCACAATAGTAAACTTTCGTCTAAAGGAGAAACTATGTTTACACTAGATAGCACCATCGAAGCAGTACAAAACAGCAAAAAACAAGTAGTCAGCACATTCGTTCAAAATGAAGTGCTTGCCAAAGCATTCAATGATTTCATTGATGCTCAAACTGATTACACACGCAAGGCATTGAAGACTAGCACAGACACAATGACCACAGTTGGACAAGAATTTGCCAAAACAGTAGCAGAAACTGCCAAAGCTGATTACACAAAAATGTCCGAAACTTTTACCAAGGTCTACACCGATTTAACTAAATCTGTTATGAGCCCTGTTGCCAAAGCTGCCAGCAAAAAAGCCGCTTAATTTAGGTAATTAACTACCCAGAAAACGACACTATTCAGTGTCGTTTTTTTTATTCTACTAACGTATAATAAATATCTATAACAGTAAAGGGTAGTGTACTATGGCAAGACCAAATCCAATTAGAGTTCTAATGGCAACACCATTGCCGCCCAAGACACTTCAGAGACGATTGTGCTATCGTCCAACAATGAAAGAAGTTGTATCTACATATAACATTCTGAATCGTTACGTATTTGACAATGCGTTATATAGACCGGAACTACAACTGTGTACAATACAAAAAGCCTGGGGTATGTGTTATGGACTACTTCAAGTAGACGAAAATACTGGAAGTCATTGTAAAATACGTCTAATGAATAAATGGTACAGCACCCAATGGATGGTTGCAACTTTAGCACACGAAATGTGCCACCAATATCAGTGGGACGTCCGAGGACCCGAGCGCCAAGAAGGCGGCAAGAATTGGTTGATGAGTCACGGTCCAAGTTTCTTTGAACACCGAGAACGTCTAATAGAGTATGGTGTTCCTCTCAAAGTTAGCCATAGCCGACGTCGTTGGTTTAAAACACAAGACTTGTTCTTATCCTAATTTTCTGTTATAATACTCTTATAACTATCAAGGAGTATTATGCCAAATTTAGTGCCAATGGTTCTGGAACGAACCAGCCAAGGCGAACGCAGTTACGATTTATACAGTCGTTTACTTAAAGACCGCATTGTTATGCTGGACACCGATGTCAATGATCACAGTGCTAGTCTAATTGTTGCACAACTGCTATTTCTGGAAAGCGACAATCCGGATACAGATATTCTTTTTTATATCAATAGTCCCGGTGGGGTTGTTACTGCTGGTATGGCCATCTACGATACTATGCAGTTCATCAAACCTGATGTGTCAACTATCGTTATGGGGCAGGCCTGCTCTATGGGCAGTTTGCTAGCACAAGCAGGAGCACCGGGTAAACGTTTAATGTTACCCAGTGCAAGACATATGATTCATCAGCCCAGCGGCGGAGCAGGCGGTAAAGCATCTGATATGAAAATCCAGGTTGAAGAAATTTTGATTATGAAACGCAACTTGACCAACCTTTACGTCAAGCACAATACCTCAAATAAGACCTACGAAGAGCTTGAGCGAGATATGGATCGCGATAACTTTATGAGTGCAGTTCAAAGCGTAGAGTACGGGTTAGCAGATAAAGTAGTAGACAAACGGTAAATTGAATCTAGGGTCTCCATAAATACTCGTAGGAGACCCTAGATGAAAAAATTATTATCGATTATTCTAGCGGTCGTTGCGTTTCAAGTTCAAGCCTGGGATCAACGAGCACCGCTACCCGTACAAAATTGCCAAGTTCATAGCCCTTACGGCTTTGCACAAACAGCACGACCAGCACTGCCTATTTGCCGTGAAGCATACTTGGTTGCATATGATGCACCTGTTAAGATCCCTGCTTATGTTGCCTACACACTATTACCACAAAACGCATTAGGGTGCTTTCCCCGCACCAATGCATTTGTTGCTGATCAAAGCCTAGGCGGCACAGGCGCCCGTCCGGATGATTATGCCGGCACTGGCTATGACAAAGGACACGCCGCGCCCGACGGGGATTTATCCTGGAGCCAACAAGTGGAATACGAAAGTTTTTTAATGACAAATATGTATCCTCAGCACGGCTCTTTAAATCGGGGAATATGGAAATTATTAGAGACGTCCGTCAGAGGCTGGGCAGTCCAACTCAACCAGCCTTTTACCATATACGTTGGCGCATTCTATGGCGCTGGTGATCTTACCATTGGCAATGGAGTTATTGTTCCACACGGTTACTATAAAATTGTAATCAACAATGCCACTAAAGAAATAGCAGGTTGGGGATTCCCACACACTAAACCTTATGTTAATCTAGGCAATGACTTGACTAAATTCCGTATGCCTGTGGCAGACATTATGAAGCAAGCAGGTGTGGCATATAAGTTTCCTGCCGGTGCTAAAGAGGTTAACCCAGGCGCAGAGTGGCCAGTTGACTACGGTGCATTGACCAATGCTAAACGTGCTAAATGTGGCAAAGCTGATTAACGCATAATACTTCAGTCGAGTAATTATCTTCTTTTAAATGTTAAAATAAGCTGTTATAATAAATACCTGTGTACATCTCAAAACACAGGTATTTTTATGACCGGCAAAGAACTTCTACACTTACGTGATCCAAAATTTCAAATTGATATGCTTGAATATGTCAAGCAGGATCCGGTGCACGATTACGAAGTTAGACCAATTGATGTTCGTACCAGAGAAGATCGTAACATCTTTTTCTTGGTAGCCAATGGAGCCATTGTTGGCGTACTGTGTGTTGCATTTACCAACGGACTGCCAGGTAACATTAACCATTTGTTTGACATCCATCAGCCCTTGGTAAGCCTGCGCGAAGCAACTCACGCCATCTTTTACAGCGTGTTTAGAACTGATGTTGTTTCCGAAATTAAAAATGTAGGTGCAGAACTAATCAATGCCGCTGGGGAATGGATTCGCACCAATTTACCCAGCGTCACTAACTTTGTAACAATGAGTCCTATTCCTAGTTTAAAGCGTCATTTCCCAGAGCCCCCAACAGAAGAAGACCAGATAAAAGCACTGCTAGAACGCGGCAGAGATCCTGTGGCCAAGTTCCATTTAGGCAACGGCGCAACTGTTTACAGAATCATTCCCAACGCAGATGACAGCGATATGCGTCAAGAGCAAAGCTACGGTTGGATGGTTAACTACAAATATACATCAAAAGACTAACTTCGTACTCGCACTAAATACTAGGTATATAGGAAAGATACCAATGCGAGTTAACGAAATCGTGCGCGAAGACGCCGCAGGAGTGGGCGTAATTGCAAATAATAAACAAAAAAACGATCCACGTTACAGCACCAGCTTGACTGTTGATGTGCGACCCAACACTCCTGCTAAACAAATTGCGGCATATTTTCCCACCAAGCCCATAGGCAAAAGACAACATCAGGTTAAACGATAATGAGAGCTACAGATTTATTAATTAACGAAGACCAGGATCTATTTGAAATCAATATGAGCCCCACAGGGCTTCGTCGTGCCGCTAGCCAAATTGGCGCTAGAGCAGGTATGGAATTTGAAATGATTGTTCCCGGCGCCGCACAAGATGACGAGGATGAGTACCCAGAGCCGGACTATGACTCAGACGAAAGTATACGCAGTATTCAAGATGCTTATGATTTCTTCTACGATGGCGATTATAATAGTCGTAGGGATTGCCAAGACTTAGTTAACGCAATGCGCGAACAATACACCGAGTGGTTAGGAGAAGATTTTGATAGTCGCTGGGACAGTGACGAAGCAGAGTTTATATATAACTATCTCAAAGAAAATGCCAGCAACGACGAGATTGCAGAAATTCTAGGCAGAGAAGAAGACGACGAAGATACCAAAGATAATTATGGTAAAAAAGAAGTTGCTGAAGCTGTGGATGTAATCATTGGCGAAGGATATGGAAATTATTGGTACGATCAGGCCCGTGAGGACGCACAGGGAGATTACTTCAACGACTCCGACAAAGAAGACGAATGGTTAGAACACGCAGGACTTTCTACTATGCAAGATGTTGCTAACAATTACACTATCTCTTGGCCACATTACTATACCCCGAGTTCAGGGGGCGGAGTCAGCGTCGAAGACACCGCAGACAGTTTTGGTCGTGCCATTGGCCGAGCTGTTGAAGCTAGTGGCAACTACCATAGTCGTAGCGTAACAAGACCCAGCGCCACAGAGTTGCACTACTTAGTAGAACCCGACGGTAGCCTCGAAGCTGATGAACCCGGCGATGGCGGATTAGAATTTGTTAGTCCAGCGTTGCCCTTAGACGAACTATTAAGTGACTTGAAGAAGGTTGAAAAGTGGGCGGCACAAACAGGTTGCTATACCAATGACAGCACTGGTCTACACATCAACGTCAGCGTTCCAAAATGGCAAGGCGGATTAGAAAACTTAGACTATGTTAAACTTGCTATACTAATGGGCGATGAATATGTTCTAGACCAATTTGGCCGTGCAGGCAATACCTACTGCAAGAGTGCTCTGAAGATTGTCAAAGACAATATCAAACAGCGTCCAGAAGATGTTAAACTGCTATTAGATAAAATGAAAGGGCACTTAAATACCAGTGCCGCAAAATTAATCCACAGTGGTAGTACCAGCAAGTATACCAGTATCAACACCAAGGATGGTTATATTGAATTTCGTAGCCCTGGTGGCGATTGGCTAGGCGAACTAGCCGCAGGTCAAGGCAAAATTGAAAATACACTATTGCGCTTTGCTGTTGCAATGGACGCCGCAGTAGATGAAACAAAATACAAAGAAGAATACGCCAAGAAACTTTACAAGTTGTTGGCTGGCAACGATTTGGACCGCACAAATACATTGGCTTATTTTGCCAAGTATGCCGCTGGAGAATTACCGCAGGCTGCATTAAAGAGTTTTATTAAACAGGCACAACTCGAACGTAGTTTGAAGAAAGAACCCAACGGTAAAAAAATGTGGTGGTCGGTGGGTCGTCCCGGATTTGGTGCTAGTGTACAGGTTGTTGCGTCAAGCGAACAAGAAGCAATAGAAAAAGGTCGTTCAGAATACCCAGACTGGGCTCGTGCAACCAACATAACTGCAACACCTTTGCGTCCATACGAAGCACCGCGTTACGAAATTTACAACAAACAGACTGGCAATGCTGTGGAAAGTATTCCACCAAATTTTGTCACCGATGACAACACGGCAACAGAATACTTGCAGGATTATATTGCACACGGCCCTCACCGTTTACTACGGTTCCAAGCAGCCGATATGTTTGGCATTAGACAAGTTGGCAACCAGCCGGTTAGTGCCCGAGCAGGTGAACCTGTCCCAGCTGGCGCAGTTGGCCAATCGCAGGGCCCGACACTCGGCGGCCGTCGAAGTAACCCCGATGGAAACTGGGTTATTGTTAATAATCGGGCGCCACGAACACCAGTATATCGTTATATGGCTTTTGACAATAACGACGCTTTACTAGTACTAAGACAGTGGATTGAAGCTAATCGCGGAAGTGGCATTGAGTGGAACTTTGTGTCTGATCCAAATCAAAGCCTTGGTCAGCCTGGGCAGTCTGCGGGCATAACTGACATTGAGCCAGATTTAGAACTTGCTCGAACTCCCACACCAGCCGATAATTATAAGATTATAAGAAGAGCAGATGGTAGTGTAGTGCATACGTTCCAGGCAGGCGGTGCAATGCAAGCAGGTATGAAGTTTGATCGATGGTTAGAACAAATGGGCGGTGATCGCCGAGGTTATGCATTAGTTCCAACGTCTCAGACAACACCCACTCCAGGAAGCACAACAGACCTAGCGCAACAACGTGCCGCTGGCGGTGCATTCACAGGCGCCTGGCAAGTATTAGTTGATGGTGAAGAAGTACATCGCTTCAGTGGCATAGGCAACAATCAATCAGACGCCAATCGTGTTGCTGAAAATTGGCAAAGAGACCACGACTACGAGCACGGAACAGATGTTGAAGTTGTGCCAATAATGAGTTAATATGAGCTTAATTGTACAATATCGTTTACCCCCAAGAGTTAAGGTAGTCCGCAATCTACACTGGACTGGTGGAGATACCAGCTATGCTCCTTATACTCTTGAGTGCCTAGGAGCATACCCGCCGGGTGTGTATTCTATTCTTAGTAATACCAGCTTTGGCGGTGACCACGAGGTAACCGAAACAACCAATTGCAGTATTACAGTAAAGTATAAGGGACGTATGCCCGGTTATCCTAACAAGGTAGCAACAGACATTGTTGACATTAATGAATACGAATTTGCTTATACTACCTACGATCCAAGACCCGATTTGTACGTGGGTAAAAGCAACGAACGACAGCATCATCCTTTTGTATTTGATTTTTCTGAAGAAGACAGTGTGGGAATAGAAAGATTAAGCCAAGAAATTAAAATAGAACTTTCATCTGGTTATATCCCCAACTACTACAACAAAAGATTACCAGGCACTATATATCGCCCGGGAGAAAATTTCCCCAACGGATTAATGACCGACTATGGATTTGCCAGTGCCTACTTTGAAGATATGCCAGGATTCCAAGAAGACACTATAGAAGATCCTACTGGACTGGGACTGTTGCCCATAGAGTTTCGTACTGGTATGAAAGGTCGATATTTGATTGTTACCAAAGCCGCAGAAGGATTCCTTGGAGAGATGCCTGTAATGGTATATCCACAGTTTCCCAACGATCGCAATGCAACTGTTTTTGTAGAATCATTTGGCCCAATACCCAGTATCATTGATGGTAATAGATATCAATCCGGCGTTATACTAGGATTTGAATGGGACTCTTTATACAGAGCCGCCACCGGACCTTGCTTTGGTCACGTATTGCCTTATCGCAAAAAGTACACCAGTAACACTATGCCTATGCTGATAAGATTACCCGAGGATGCAGACCCAGGAGACTTAATGATCAGTAAAACCAATACTGGCAAACCCTTTGATTTTAAAGGCTTTGAAGTCGAACGAGATCCAGAATGGTTAGCTGACTACTTGGACGTTGGCACTGTTATAGCCAATAGAATGCCACAATGAAATTGACAGAACTTGATTTATTAAAAGGCAACATACAGTACCATCCTCACCTAAGCCCGGCGGCCTGGGACGAGTGGACAATGTTGCCCAAAGTTCACGAGCGATTATTAGACATTGCTGAACTCTTTGTTGACTACTTGGACTTGCCCGACTTTGACGTCGACGACGTTAGATTAACCGGAAGCCTGGCCAATTTCAATTGGACCAAATTCAGCGACTTTGATTTGCACATTGTCACAGACTATAGCAAATTAAATTGCGATAACATTGCCGAAGCATTGTACAAGGCAAAGAAAACAATTTGGAACGACAATCACGATATAACCATCAACGGACACGATGTAGAACTGTATATCGAAGACACAGCCAAGCCACCACATAGTGCTGGTATGTTTAGTGTTCTGGATAATCAATGGATTACTAAACCAGGGTATATGCCGCCCACTGTGGACAAACGTGCCGTAGATCGCAAGGTACAAGTAATGATGGACCTAATCACTCAGACTGTTAGATCTGCACGAAACCCCGACGATTACAAACAGGCCATTGAGAAAGTATATCGTATGCGCCAAAACGGCTTAGAGGCCGCTGGTGAATTTAGCACTGAAAATTTAGCCTTTAAAGTACTTAGAAACTTAGGCTATATTGATAATCTACGCAAGGGCTATGACCGGTTCGTAGACGCCACTTTGTCGCTCAAATAAATACATAAACAAAGAGGTGTAAATGTTCTTATCACACAAGAACGATATTGAAACTGGACACTGGCAAGTACTTGAACAAACAGAAAACACACAGGCATTGTTAAATGATGATGGCGTTTTTAAATTACAAAGCAATTTGTGTACTCACCAAGGGAGCCGTATACGATCTGGCCTGGGCCGCGGGTTAGCCCCAGTCTGCCCGTATCACGGATATAGCTGGTCCAAAGATGGCGCACCCGTTGGCAGCGGCACAGTAGGTCACGCAGAATCTACAATTAAATGTAAAAACAAAGATACGTTGTCAACACAACAAGTATACGAATGGTCCGGATTCTTGTTCAGTGAGCCAGTACCTGTAGACTTCAATGTTACTGGGAACTACAAGCTGGTTGAATATCGACAAGACATTGTTAAAAGTAATTCCACTCCAATTATGGATCTATTTTTAGACATAGATCATATTCCAATGGTGCATCCTGGATTGTACGATAAAATTGATGTTCCCGATGTGCGAAAGATTAAGTGGTCAACTTGGAATGGCGGTAGCATACAATATGTTCCCGGTGCACCAGCAGAAGATAGCCAATGGACACAGTACACTAAACATAGAAACCTAGCCTGCTCTGCGGCCTGGCTTGCACAATACGATGGCACTATGTTTGAATGGCAACCGGGTGCAGTATTTGTTATGGTCAACAGACCCGTCGATGATGCAACCACTCGTTGCCACGTGTTTAAATATCAAGATCTTGATTACCCAAATGAAGCGTGGGAAGTAAACAGCGGCGTTTGGGAAACTGCCTGGCGTCAAGACTGCGATCAAAGTGAGCGACTAGAGCCCGGTTGGCGTACGGTCAGACCCGAAAACTTAGAGCCTCAAAAGCAAGAATTCCGGGCTTGGACAGTGACAAAACCCCGAGGTTGACAGAGCTACTCGTTTCTGCTATAATACGGGCTTAACCACTTTGGAGTCCGCTATGTCCTATGTCGTTTTTAAAAATGAAAAAGAGTATGGCACCCGCAAAGGGTTAGAAGGCCCGTTTCATTATCCCAACGGCCAAGTACTGTATTATGACCCAAAAGAGGGCCAGTACTACGATCCTACTACTGATTTTTACGTCAGTAACGAGGATGTTGCTTTTTTGCAACAGGATATTATTGCGCTACTAGCGGCAAATCACAAAAAGTAGTACTTTAGTACTGATATTGACAATACCCGTTCGGTTGACAGGGTTATCCGTTTCCTGCTATAATATGGGCATACGTTAACAAAAAGGAGCTAGTAAATGACTAAAGTTATTTTGACAGAACGCGAAAAACGTGAAGTTTCTATGTATGGTTGCACCGAGCAAGATATGCGTAGAAACATCGAATCGTCGATCACTTTTAAATTGTCAGGCCCGTCAATGATTGTAGCCAGCCTGCTCAGCGATGCACAAGAAATGATGGCCTATAAGCAACCATCTTTTGAAACCATCGAAAGCCAGCGTCAACTGCTAAATCGTGCTAAATGGGTGTTGTTTGAATACAACACCGCAGAATAATAGCAGTTTGTTGCTAAAAAACAACAAAATTTCGGTTGCCCAAAAGCCCGAAATGCGCTATAATACTAGCATAGTAAGCAAAAAGGAGTCAAATATGTCATACGTAATCGTCGCAAAAGGTACCGGTCTTATTGTTACAGACGGTCCTAACAAGAGCCGTGCATACAAGAGCTATGGTGCCGCCCGTGCTACTCGCACTCGTCTTTGCAAAAAGGCAGGTTGGTCAGCTGGTGACCTGAGCATTGTTGCTCGTGATACTTATGTTGCACCCAAGATCACTGTTCGCAATTTGATGACAGGTAAAGACGTAGAAATTGATGCTGACACACCTTGGGCTTGCCGGGTTGACAGCGAAGCATTTTGGAGCAATTGATATGAAAGTTATCTATAACGGTTTATTGGGTGGTTGGTACATTGTACGTGGCGCACACCAAACGCCCATCAGTGGACGTTTTGAAACCAAAGAAGCCGCTGTGGCTCATTTGCGTCGACGTAATCCTTTTCACACAGGAGTCTAATAATGATTCATCAAAACATAGAAAAACTAATCAACGATTACCAAGCGATTCTAGACCGAGATCCACTGGATCAAATGGAAGACACTCGGTCTATCCTACTTAATTTCACTCAAGCTCTTGCCACAGAGCTAGGTGAGATCGTAGTACAAGATCCCGTTAAAGATGGCGTTCGTATGTACTTTGACGAGAAAATTGCCCGTTACGTAATTAAAAAGAGCGTAGGGTTGTAAAAAAACAACAAAAAACGGTTGACCAAACTGCCCGAAAGTGCTATAATACTAGCATAGTAAGCAAAAAGGAGTTCAAAATGGAAGATTTCAAAAGCTGGGAAGAGATGTCCGTGTTGGAACAGATGCAGTGCCAATTTTGGGATATGTACAAGGATGCCTACGGTGTTCGCCCACGTGGCGTTGATACCTCCACTTGGACCGAAGCTGACTTCCTCAAGGAGTTTGGCTATCTGAACCTTGTGATCGAGCGCGAAGCTATCCAGCGCCGGGCCGCCGAGGCTAAAGCCATTGTAGATTTTGAAGACCGTGTTACCAACCTGATGCACACCGGTACCAACCGCGAGCGAGTGATTGCCTGGTTGATGGACGCCGAAGGCGCCAATGGTGATTTTGAGTATTTCTGTTTTTGCGTAGGTCTGCCCTACGGTTACTTCAAGAAGGTGGCCTAATTATGTACGCTGATGTCAAATTAACTGCCAAAGAGTTTACTGCCATTCATAACGCCTTGTGTGAGATGCGCGGTGTCCACGACACACTCAGCGGTGTGGTGCGGGAGCCCATCACAGACAAGTTGGCCGCGGCCATTAGAGATATGGAGCAAGGCCTAGCTGGTGCATACCAACAAGACAACCAAGACTTTGACGCTAAGAGCAATCACTACAGTGATGTCAGCCAAGAATTGGGTGCGAGCGCCGTCTGGAGTGTTTACGAAGTTGACGACCTTAAGGCCCAACATCCTTACACCGGTGCCACTGAAGTTGTGTACAAAGACCATTGGGCGGTGAAGACGTTGTTGTTCCAGTTACTGGCAACACTTGGGAGGCATTGTATGTAGCCGCGGACTCTGCGATCCGCAACAGCAAAGACAACCATCATATTTTTATTGAGGCGTTTACGCAAAGTTCAATCAACCCGGCAATTCTATTTTTGTCCACAGGGAGTTAATATGGGAAACTTTAAGTCATTCAATGATTGGGATCGCAACAATCTGCAATTCATTCTCAACACCAGCAACGAAGAACTCGAGCGATTCTGGGACCAAAGTGACAGTGATGATATGGCCTACGCACTTGAGCTGATTGCCCGTGCCCGTGCAGAACTTGAACAGCAGGTACTAGACATCATTGACAGCGAAGGGGTCGGTGATACCTCTGATGCTAATAAAGTACTACAAAAATTCCGACTAAAAAAGTAATACTTTAGTACTACTTTTGGTGTTGCAAAAAAACAACAAAATTTCGGTTGACCAACCCGCCCAAACGTGCTATAATACTAGCATAGTAAGCAAAAAGGATGATGATGCAATTTTATGTTGAGGGTAGTACAAAACACAAAAAGTTTGTAGAGGCTCTTTTGCCCTCAATGTTGGAGCAATTGAAACTTACAAAAAGTAAAAAATTGTTGCACATTATATTGGACAGTGATTTGGAAGACCAAGGCACCACCGTTCCCTTAACAGGAATTGACACGTACCTGGTTGTGATTAGGCCTGTTAAGGATTTAGTAGCAATGGGTGTTACCCTGGCACACGAGTTGACCCACGTCTCTCAATTTGCCAAAGGTATTTTGAAAGTCACACCCAAAGGTAAAAAGTGGAAAGGCAAGTTCTACGCCACCAACTACCCTTACCTAGAACAGCCCTGGGAGATTCAGGCCTTTGCCAAACAAGAAATTGTGCTACGCAAGGCCATCCAATAATGTTGTAAAAACAACAATAAAACGGTTGACCAGAAGTTCGAAGTGTGTTATAATACTAGCATAGTAAGCAAAAAGGAGTAAAGTATGTCTAAGCTGTGGGAAGTTACAATTCGCGTTAATCGTCCTCTGGGCGGCGGTTCTAATGCCACCATCGGTCAAGTCACCACAATGACTATGCCCGGCCCTGACAACTTTGCAACCGCAAAGGCCGTGTTTGAAGCGTTTGGCCAAGTGTTGGCTATTCGGGAAAAATCGGGCTATTAAAGATCAAAAAGTGGTTGACATTCGAAGTAAAGTCAGCTATAATTTGAGTACGTTGCAACTAGCAACATTTTTATCAACTAAACTCATAGGAGTGTGCGTTATGTCAAATGACAAATCTTTCAAAGTTACTGGTGTTTCACGTTGCGGTGGCGACTTCAAAGTTCGCTTTGCAAACGATATGGCTCGTGTTAAGGTTTTGCAAAAAACCGGTCACGATGAGATCGAGCTCGTGGAGATGCCCTCGGCTGTTAGCAAAGGCGAGTGTGCAACTTTCCTCAAAGGTACTGAGCTGTATGCTCGTGCCGACTACAAAGCGGCCATCGACGCTGCCGACGCCAAGTACAACGGTGCTTCTGTTGTCAAGGTAACCAAGGCCGCAAAGCCTGCTAAGGCTACCAAGCCAAGCCTGGACGCTATCAAAGCCCGCGCCAAAGACGCAGTGGCAGAGTAATTGCGTTAGTGCAAGACAAGAGCCCAGCTAGTCTGGGCTTTTTTTATCTCTGCAGTTGTCAACCAAGTGTGCTATAAATACGTTATATTAGTATACCTTAGGAGGTTTCAATGAGAAAAATTGTATTAGCCTTGGCTCTTTTGACAAGTGTGCCAGCAATGGCGCAGTATGCCACAATGTCACCGCACCACGGGTATCGTGCCCAATACGGTCACCACGGTCACTGGCACAGAGGAAGTAATGGTTGGATGTGGATTGCCCCGACTATTATTGGTGGCGTAATTGGCTATGAAATAGCTCGTAACCAAACCCCTGTTATTGTGCAACAACCCCCGGTGATTATACAACAACAGCCCGGTCAAGTTTACGGCACTAGCCAAAATTGTACTCCGTGGACAGAGACACAACATTCAGATGGCACAATTACAAGAACTCGTACCTGCGCTCAGTAATCTATTACTGTTGGTTTTGATTTTTGGATTAATCGGTTTTTGGGCACACGCCGTGGCCACATACGATTGGTCCAAATTTGAAGAAGACAGTGCCAACGATGACTTTTTAAAGCCCTACGACAAATAATTTGTTGATTGCCTCAAGTGTGCCAAACGGTAAATACTTGATGCGAGTTAACGAACTTTTTGAATTAGATGGACAAGTAGAGGATCGTAGGCCAGTCTCTGAAAGCCTGAGCAGGACTGCTTTCCACTACACCAATATTACATCTGCTTTAAAGATTCTGACTTCAGGGCAGTTTCAATTAAGTAGCACATTGGGCAGTATTGAGCAACAATATGCACCCAAGGATTACCATTACTTTTTAAGCACAACCAGAACACGCCAAGGTGGATATCACACCAACTACATAGGCGACTCTGCTGTCTTGTTTGTACTAGATGGCAATTGGTTTAATAATCATTATATTTCCAAGCCTGTGGATTATTGGGAGAACCGTGATCCAGCAAAAGCATCACACAGGACACACGAAGCAGAAGATCGTGTGTTTAGCAAAGATCCTAGTATCTCAATTGGTGGTGTTACCGCCATACACGTTTATGTTAAACCTGAAGCCAGCACAGATGTACGTGCCTGGGGTAGAAAAACTTTAATTGCAGCCAAACGACAAGGTATTCAAACACATTTTTACACCGACCCTGTAGCCTGGAGAAACTTTGACCCAAGGCACCAAGGCGATGTTTCTGTTTTAACTGGACCAGATACTTCAAAAGGTTATGTCAGCAGACACCGAGGATATTTAATGCCTTGGATGGAATTGCTCAGTGCCAATGATAAAAGTCAATTAAGCAAGAAAGCAGACCAGATTAGATATGGTCTGAGCTATGACTACGATCGAGAAAATGCCGCACAGGGATTGGCCAACGAATTGAGCAATGCACGTAAACCCAGTGCAGGCCCTGATAGAGAACACGCCATTAAGATTATTAAATTTATGCGACAGCATAAACTGGCAACAGTTAAAGAATTGGTTGCCGCGTTAGCTGAAAAATGGAAAACACCGGCCCGAAGTAATCCACTATAAATAAATCATTAACAAGGTATATTTAAATGGATGTAATTTTTCTGAACGGCGAACCGCGAGATGTAAAATATTTAATGCGGTATATTGGCCCGTACAAGGTTGCACACTGGATTAGAAAAAATGGATACCAGTGTCAAGTATTGGATTTTATAACCCATTTTAGAGAAAAGAAACTGTACAAACTAATTAATAAGTTTATCACAAAAGACACATCAATTATTGCGCTGTCTTCGACGTTCTTGATGCAGACTACAACAGAGCACAGCGACGGAACCCATAAGCGTATTTCTGAAGATTTGTTAAGTGTGCTCAATTTGATAAAAAAAGAAAATCCACAGATTAAATTTGTCATTGGTGGATATATGAGTGACAAGATATCTGGTTACGGACTAATAGATGCTACAGTTATGAGCTACACTGCGGCCAGTGAAGATATCTTTTTAGAGTACCTTAACTATATTAAAGAAAAAGGTCCCGCCCCAATTGGATCATTGCAGTTTCCTTGGCCCGAGTTTCCCGGGGACATTGCAAAACCTAGAATGGTTTATGACACTGCTAGAAACCCCACGTATAACATTGAGTCGGATGACTTTATGTTCATTGAACAAGATTTTATATTACCCGGGGAACCATTACCGTTGGATGTGAGCAGGGGTTGTATTTTTGCCTGTAGATTTTGCCAGTACCCACACCTTGGAAAAGGAAAACTAGATTATATCAGATCAATGGATCGACTAGAGGCCGAGTTGCGAAACAACTACGAAAAGTTTAAGACTACTGGCTACTATATTTTAGATGACACATTCAATGATACCGAAACCAAGATGGCGGCGTTCCACGCTATGACACAACGGTTGCCTTTTAAAATTAACTTTGCTACATACCTAAGAGCAGATTTACTGCAAAGATATCCAGACGTTCCTTATATGTTACAGGAGGCTGGCTTGTTTGGTGCCTATCACGGAATTGAAAGTTTGCACCCCGAGGCCAGTAAAATTGTAGGCAAGGCCTGGAGCGGTAAACACGCCAGAGAGTACATACCTGAATTATATCACAACATATGGCAAAACAAGGTTCCGATGCATACCAATTTTATTGTTGGCCTGCCACACGAAACAAAAAATCACGTCGTGACAACCGCTAGATGGTTTGTTGAAAATAAATTGCACTCTATTAATTTTGTGCCATTGGGGCTATTTGGCCCCGGAGACAAAAAATCTAAATATACCATACAGTCTGAGTTTGACAAAAATGCAGAAAAATATGGGTTTGTATTTGATGATAATCCTGCAGAAAACTTTGACTCTGTGGAAAAGACCTGGCGCAACGACTGTTGGACTACAGCATCGGCTAAGCGAGTTGCTGCCAAGTTAACAGAAGAAATGAAAAAATATAGAAAGCCAAATACTTGGTTCTCCCCGGCTCGTCTATGGTACGGGGAGTCTGCAGAAGATATAATGACCAATCCTAGGTCCGTTGAGCATTTTGCTTTGGTTAAAGAACAATCAATTGAATTGTTTAAAGACTATTACGATATGGTTATGTGGTCATAATATGTCTCAACCTGATCAAAACCAACTAAAAAATCTTCAAGAAAATCTAGCTCGTGACCTGGTTCTACTAGAGGATAATGATTTGGTCACAGAACAACAATTGGATCAAATTACAGATACGTATGCACAGGTCTACAACATTGTCACCAAAGCGATTGACGCCGCCCAAAAATAAATATATAATGTAGTTTAAGACTGTATGAAGTAGATTGAAAAGGATTCAAGACCCGGGGGCAGTTCCCGGCAGGTCCACCATAAGGAGATATTATGGGTAACAAAGGCGAAGAATACGTATACCAAGTAGTATGTGGTGTTTTTAACTTTGTAAGTATACTGGCAATAGTATGTTACATAGTCTTTTTATGATGGGCCTGACATAGATATCGATTGGGTCAAGAGTAATGAAATGGACAGTCCGGCAATGTAGAAGCCGTTAGGGTTGGGGATTCCCGGCCGCAGAAGCAAAACAAAGTAACCGCAAACGACTCACAGTTCGCATTGGCCGCGTGAAAACACAGCCTAGGGTAAGACATACCTCGTAACAGAAAATCAGATACCCGCTTCGGCGGGTTTTCTTTTTACTGTGTAATAAAACTGTAACGGAATTGCAACGTATTGGGCGGTAAATATGATATATGAAAACATACCGCTCAATCTTTGTTAGTGATGTGCATCTCGGAACTAAAGACTGTCAAGCGGATAAACTCAATAATTTTCTCAAGCATAATACCTGTGATACACTATACCTAGTAGGTGATATTATAGACGCTTGGCGCATACAACAAAACAAATGGCGGTGGAAACAAAGTCACACCAATGTTGTTCGCAGGGTGTTAGGTCACGCCAAGCGCGGTACTCGTGTTGTATATGTAGCAGGTAACCACGATGAATTTCTAAGACCAATGATACCCTACGGTTTCAGTTTTGGTTTGGTGGAAATACATAATCAAATTGAACACATAGGTGCCGATGGCAAACACTACTTGGTTACCCACGGAGATTTATTCGATGGCATAACAAGATTGGCGCCGTGGATAGCATTCTTGGGAGATAAAGCATATGACTTTGTTCTTACACTCAACTCCAGGTATAATTGGATACGTCATCGTATGGGTTTTGGTTACTTTAGCATTAGCAAGTTTCTTAAGCACAGAGTTAAAAAAGCCGTAGATTTTATATTCCAATTTGAAAAAAATCTAGCGGCATATTGTAAGAAGCGTGGATTTGATGGAGTGATATGCGGACACATACACCACGCCGAAATAAAAATGATAGACGGTGTTGTCTATATGAATGATGGCGACTGGGTTGAATCGTGTACCGCACTGGTAGAACACTGGAACGGTAGTTGGGAGATCATAACTTGGACTAAGGAGAAGGATAATGTGGCTGATGATATTGATAGCAGTACACCTAACGGATCCACAGGATCAACCGGGAAGAATAGAGCTACAGTTCTCGGATCAAAAAACCTGCGAGCAAGTCCTAAGCACGATCAAGTGGAATCTAAAGTTTAAAAATTTTAAGGTAGAAGGACGATGTATAAGACAATAACCCTCAGTGACAAAATTACTATTGTAGTGCCTTGCAAGAATGAAGAAAATTATATTCATCATTTGTTAGACTCGTTACGCGAACAAAAAATTGGTAATACCAGAATCATCATTGCTGATTGCTCCACTGACAATACCAGACAAGTCATACAGGATAATAGTGCTGGATTAAATATTGAAATCATTGACGGCGGGCCTGTTTCCATTGCCAAGAACAACGGAGCACGTCTGGTTACTACTCCGTATATTTTATTCATTGATGCCGATGTTCGCTTCTTTAAGAACACAGTTATTCAAGATGCCGTTGATGCAATTGAATCTAAGAACTTGGATCTTGTGGGGTTGAATATTAAATGTTACGATAGCGACCCGAGAGCAAAGATTGGGTTCACTGCATTTAATCTAATTAATCACACCTTAAAGTTCTTTAGTCCTTTTGCTGTGGGAGCATTTATGTTAACACGTCGAGATCGTTTTGAAGAATACGGCGGCTTCCCTGAACAATTTTCGACCTCAGAAGATTATTTTCTATCAAGGATGTATAGCCCTAGAAAATTTAAGATTGTCAGACATCACTTTGGTCAAGACAGTCGTAGATTTAAAAAGATGGGATATATGGGAATGGCCAAATATCTTACTAAAAATTTCATTAATCGCAACAACAAAAAGTATTGGGACAGTCTAGACAACAGTAAATATTGGGATTAATCGGGCACAAGATAACGTGTCGCTGGATTTGCGTAACCAGCAGTGAACCCGCCTTGGCGGGTTTTCTTTTGGGTAAATTTCCAAACTATCGTGTCAAACTTGTGCGTACACGCACAAGTTTTGTTTGCCAAAGTGTGTATAATCGTAGGATCATATGATTAAAAAGGAAAACCTATGACTACAACTATTACAATTAAAGATAAGCCCGTTAACGCAACGTATCAAAACGTTTCAGGTTTAACCGGCGGATCGGGAGATGGCGCAGTTTTTGATGTAACGAAAACCAATGGTGTTTACACCGTGGTATTAGACGAACTAGCCGCCAGTGCCGGTCGCGGTTATGCGGCCGGTGACACCATTACACTAGCAGGTACATCACTGGGTGGTACTTCGACTAATAACTTAATTGTTACAGTGGCCACTGTGGGTACGCTGGGTAAGATTGCTACATTTGGCGTAGTGGGCACAGGTCGTGTTGGCGACGGCACTGTGGATGTTACTGTAGATGTTACTGGTACCACAGGCGTTGACACTTATACAATGGGCGGTGCCAGTACAGAATATACTGTAACTAAAACTGCCGGTAAAATTGAATTAGACAGCACGTTGGCCACTAACGTTGAGTTTAATCTTGCCAACCACGAACGTGTTGTGTTCACCGACAAGGCTATTGCCTTTGATGCCACAGGTCGTGCCGGTGATGTTTATGCATTGTTGGCAGCCGCGCTGGGCGTGTCTGACGTTACCAAAGCCTACACAGGAATTGGTATTGCTTTAGCCGATGCGGGCTGGACCAACAAACAATTGGCCACAGCATTATTGGCCACAGATGTTTACAAAGCAGACGCTGGTGGCGTTAGCGATGAGACATTCATCAAGCACGTTTACAAAAACGTTATGGGTACAAATGCTACCTATGCCGAAACACAAAGTTTGTTAACCTGGATGAGCACTAACAAATACAGTCAAGCAGACGTATTGCTAACTGCCAGCGAGTTACCATCGTTTGAGACTGCCATTGGTTTGGTAGGATTGGCCACTACAGGTATTGAGTATATCCCTGTTTAACTAGGGTTATAACTTTAAAGATTGTTATTTTTTGGTGACTTTTTCATTGACTTTACCAAATGTTGCATATATAATAAGGTTGCATCGGGGTTAAACCCGTGTAACTTTTTAAAAGGAAATATATGAAAAAACTTGTTATTGCAACTACGATTGCATTGGCAGCTGGTGTAGCCAGTGCCGCTGAACTTGGCTTAAATTATGCTCGCGATTATGCAGGCAACGATAGAGAAGCCACTGGTATCACCGTCGGAACAAAACTTGGCGCCTTGGGTGTCACAGCTGGTTTTGATCGTGCTACTAAAGGCACAAACGATCAAGATCGTTATAGCCTAATTGCTAGTCGTGAAGTTGCCAAACTTGGTGCAGTTTCTTTTGCTGTCAAAGGCGGCGGTGCTTTTATTAACAACCAACGCGGTGCCGATGGCTACGCTCTAGTTGTTGGCGCTGGCGCTAGTCTTCCAGTTACTAAAACTGTTAGCCTTGGCTTAGACCTAACACGTCAAATGGGTCAAGATCGTGTTAGCCAATTTGATGGTAACCGTGCTACAGCAGGACTAAAAGTTAGTTTCTAATTTTAAGTCTAAAAAAGGCCCCCCGGGGCCTTTTTTTTTGTTAAATAACATTGTTATGAAAATATCACTATGAAGGGTCGAATAGCTCTATATGTTCGACATCCAATGTGCTCCGTTCAATGTTGCAACGGAATGCTGTCTGCGCTTTATCCGCACTACAGTTTTAAACTCTTTAACGAAGAGCAAATCAATAAAGAATTCTTTGATGATATAGATATGATAGCATTTCCCGGTGGTATTGGAGATGCAGACACATACTTTGGATTTTTTAAGCGCAAGACTGCCAATCACGTGGCCGACTATATTGAAAGAGGCGGGCGGTATTTAGGCATTTGTATGGGTGCTTACTGGGCAGGCCCAAACTATTTTGATATACTAGATGGTATAGAAATAGAACAATACATTAAACAACCTACTGCTGATATTCGTCGTAGTTTTGGGACCACAGCAGACATCGATTGGCAAGGAACTAAGCAACAAATGTTCTTTTATGATGGTTGCTCAATACTTGGGGATTCAACTAAATTCACCACAATAGGCTCTTACGCCAACGGGGATCCTGCCGCAGTAATACAAGGACGGATTGGATTAATCGGGCCACACCCAGAAAGCGAAAAGTTTTGGTATAACAAACCTTTTCTAGAATCAAAGTGGCACGAAACTAGACATCATAAACTTCTATTAGAGTTTGTTGACCAGCTAATGGAACAATAACTACCCAAAAAAATTGCCCAAACTTCACTATGGTAAATATTATTTTAGATTGGAAAGAACAATGCTAGGTTACACGTTTCACAACATTTCAACGCCCGAAATTATCGAGTCAAAGGACCACGATCTTTACGCCTATAGAGTATATGTAGGGCAACATAACATACCTGTTAACAAATACAATAGTTACTGGTTTATCAAAGATAACAACACAGTATATGCCGGAACGCAAGATGCAGATTTCTACAGCGACACCGTATGCATTGAAATTTTTGGCTATCGTCCAGAAACTAGATCCAGCACATTTAGCAGATATACAGACTTGCCCTATATTAATGGATGCAGTTCTAAGCAATTGATTAACCCAAATCGTATCGGTGACCCAACCTGGCAAATGTTAATGATTCCCCCACACTCCAGCGAGCAAGCTCACCACATACATTCTACAGTTCGAGTAGTTTATGTTCTTGCAGGGCAAGGTACAAGTCACATTGGAGCATCGGGTCGTACTGTAGATTACGATCTAACACCCGGGATGGTACTTCTACTAGATAAGATGATTCCGCATCATTTTAGTACCGGCGACTCCGACTTGTTTGTATTACCGTTGCACGTTTTTAGTAGCACTCCAGCCGAATACAATCACCCTATGTTCAACGGTACCTTTAAAACGGAATAAATTTGCAAATAGTTTCGTTTTATGAAACAATATTGCATTTACACACACGATATAAATCGCATCGCTGTTGTCGAATGGATAGTTGAAAATCAGCTGAGATGTGAATTTCATTTAAACCGGATACGATTTTGGGTACCAAATGGGATAATAATGACAGAATTCTTATTAAGGTTTTATCATTGTTGCCCCGAAGTCATTGAGTAATTTCTCCAAAAAAGTTGTTTTTCCTGCACTAGTAGTGTACAATTTAAGAATAACTTAACTTGAAGGAAAAACAAAATGAAAACAGTTGGTGATAAATTAGACGAATTTACAGTCACAGGCGTTAAGCCAGGCCAGCCAGAAGATGCATTCTTTGACATTACAGAAAACAGCTTCCCGGGCAAATGGAAAGTGATTGTCTATTATCCTAAAGACTTTACCTTTGTCTGCCCTACAGAAATTGTGGCCTACGACAAATTGTCTAAAGACTTTGAAGACCGTGACGCAGTTCTGTTAACAGGCAGCACAGACAACGAGTTTTGCAAAGTTGCGTGGCAAAAAAGTCATCCAGATCTTATTAAGATCACACACAATCAGTTTGCAGACACCTCTCGCGATTGGAACAAGTCACTGATTGACCAGCTTGGTGTATTCTATGCTCCAGCAGGCGCGGCATTACGTGCCACATTCATCGTTGACCCAGATAACGTTATCCAACACGTTACTGTCAACAACTTGAACGTTGGTCGTAGCCCAGAAGAAACACTTCGTGTATTGGATGCACTACAAACTGGCGAACTATGTGCTTGTAACCGTACTGTAGGCGGAGAGACGCTATAATGTCATTTATTGATGCAATTAAAGGTGCATTGCCCGACTACGCAAAGGACACCAAGTTAAATCTTGATGCTGTTCTGGTGCGTAGTACATTGGATACGGATGTTGCTATGGGCTGTGCTGTAGCCGCATTGGCCGCAACCGGCAACGGTAAAGTCCTTGCAGTCTTGCTAGCAGATGCTCCTGTGTTTGCTGACAGTGCAATGACAGCCGCTAGCATTATGGCACAGAACAACGTATGGTATCCCTACGTTGAAATGGCCGATGATCCTGCCCTTAAGGGATTGCCTGCTCAGTTGCGTATGAATGCCATTGCAAGCCACGGTGGAACTACCAAATCAAACTTTGAAGCATTTAGTCTGGCAGCTAGTATTGTTGGAAAGTGTCATTTCTGTGTGAAAGCACATTATGAAACACTCAAAAAGGAAGGCTATACTGTGGAACAACTTCGTGACATTGGTCGTATTGCCAGCGTAATGAATAGTGTTGCTAAGGTATTAAACAGTTGAATTAACCTACTTTATACTGTATAAAAGCCCTACATTGTAGGGCTTTTTTTTGATCTAGCACAATAATACATTAGAATTTCGGACGAAGTACTAGTAAATAAGTGTAAGGAGATGTACAATGATCAAAAAAGTCAAAGAACTTTTCATTTCGGCTGCGCTATTAGTTGCCGTGTGTAGTCACGGAGCCGAATTGTCACATCAGTTTAATAGTCCTGCATTCAGTGGATCAGGGTACAGTAGTCACGTACTAACACTAAAACAATTAGAAGATCTACAAAAAGATAAAAATAAAGCACTGTCCGACACACTAAAAGCAAAGGTAGAAGCTGAAGCATTAAACACTCCCCAAGCAAAATTCTTGGCTAATTTAGAAGCAAGGATTTATAGCCAATTAGCAAAACAATTAACAGACAGTATGTTTGGTGAAGGATCAACCTGTACAACCAAAGGTATTGTTTGTGGGTCTATTCCGGATTTAGGAGGCAACACTATTACTTGGAAATTAGGTGACGGATCTGACAACGGTCTGATTATTATTAATATTACAAATAATAGCAACCCTTCACAAAATACTACTATGAAAGTACCAGCAGGGACGTTCTATTTCTAATGAAAAAAATATTATTTCTATTACTGGCGGTGACAATATTATCGGGGTGTGCTATAAGTAGCAGTACTCGTAAGTTAATTACGGGCAACCAATTTGACGAACCGATTGTGGAGCAAAATGTTTATCTAAAAAAAGATGACAACAAATTGCTTGCGCCTGCAGGTGGTCCAATTACTATTGCTGTCTACGGATTTACAGACAAAACAGGCCAGCGTAAAAGCATTCAAAACATTGCCAGTTTAAGTTCAGCAGTCACACAAGGTGCAGAAAGTTATTTAATCAAAGCATTACAAGATGTAGGCGACGCCAAATGGTTTCTTGTACTAGAAAGAGTTGGCTTGGATAATATCATTAAAGAAAGACAGATGATACGCCAAGCACGTGAGCAATACCAAGGACGCGATGCTCAACCTTTACCACCAATGGTATTTGCCGGCGTCATTGTTGAAGGCGGCATCGTTGGCTATGACTCGAATACCTTAACTGGTGGCAGTGGTGTAAGGGTATTGGGCATTGGTACTAGTACACAATACCAAAGCGATACTGTTACAGTTAATTTAAGAACAGTAAGTGTTAGCACCGGAGAAGTACTAACCAGTGTAACCGTCACAAAGACGGTACTAAGTTATATGGACAAAGCAGGCTTGTTGAGATTTGCCCAAGATGGCACCAGTGCAGTTGAAGCTGAGATTGGAGCAAGCATCAATGAAAGCATTAACAAAGCAACTAGCCTGGCTATACAGGCAGCCGTTGTAGATACCATTCGCGAAGGTGCTCGTAAAGGGCACTGGAACTTTAAACAGGAGGAGAAAAAGAATGAGTTGGTTCAAGAGAAAGCCCCACCTAAAGACACCACCGAAGTTACAGCCCCACCACCTAAGCCCAACGTCAGCAAAAATAATGAAAGAACTGAAACTGAAGGTTTCTGGGGAAAATTTACTAAGCGAGTCACAGGACTCACATACACAATTAAAGACGAAGTCACAGGACTTGCAGTTAAAATCTTTGGAGAAGAAGAAAAATAAAATATGTTTGCCAGATGACAAGTGACCTACAGTCTGGCAAATATCTAAAAGCGTAGTAGGTCGAAAGTTAGGTTTGCAGGTAGCAAACAACCCAAGGAGAATAATTAGGAACAATAACTAATTATTGAAATTAGATGAAGCATTATAAAAAATATAATAAGGTGCTTTCAGGGTTAGCATTACTATTGCTAACAGGATCAGGTATGGCGCAAGTATTAAATACTTCCACGGGCCCTAACAAAGTTTACATTGAACAGATTGGTAACACCAATACTGTGACAATAGAGCAAACCGGCGGCACTAACACTGTCGGCGGTATTGCCAATGTCACAGCAAGTAATACCAACTATGCTACTATCAACGGTAATAGCAATACCGTCGCGATGATTCAAAAGGGCGATAACAATTTAGGCCAATACAATATTAAAGGTAATAATAACGAGTATACCAGTACTGTTACCGGCAATAACAATAGCACTAAGTTAACAGTGGGCGATAGTACCAACGCAAGTAATTTGCGTAACAAAATCACTGAAACTATCACTGGTGATAGTAACACCGTTGTTCAAAATATCATTGGCAGTGATATCCAAAGTACTTTGGCTATTACGGGTAGCACTAACGTTATTACCAAAGACTTAAAAAGTTCCAATGGTATAAGTGACATTAGTATCACGGGCGGTGGCAATAAACTTGACATTGAACAGTTTGATGCCAGTGGTGCCAATGGACATTTCTTAAAACAAATAATCAGTGGTAGTAGCAACAGCATAATGACTCAACAGCAAGGTACTAACGATACCACTATTGACATTAAAACCACCGGTGACAATAACACCATCACTGTTCGTACCAGCAGTGCCAGTACAATAACAAATCCAAGAACCGCAATAGCAAGGTAATATGCGTAGTCTTGTGTTATTTTTGTGCTTATTTGCAAGTGCTAGTGCCTGGGCGGGCATTGGCAATGTGGCCGAATCAACAGGGGCACCCGGAGAAATAACTCGCGGCAAAGATAAAGTTGCGGGTACCAAAGGCGCCGGTATCGAAAGTAACGATATCTACACTACAAAAAATGGCAGTGTTCAATTATCCTTTGTAGATGATACAAAAGTAAAAATAACAGAAAACAGTCGCCTTCTAATTGATGATTTTGTCTTTGATCCAAAGAAAAGCGATGCAGGTAAGTTAGCACTTAAAGTGGGTATGGGCACCGTCCGCTATGCCAGCGGTCAAATAGCAAAAACAAATGCACAGCAGGTAGCAATAAAAACACCCACCGCCAGTGTTGCCGTTCGCGGCACAGATTTTACAATGACAGTTGACGAAACAGGACAGTCATTGATAGTGTTAGTTCCTAGTTGTAAAGAAGGCGAAAAAGTAAAAGAATACGAACTAGAAGAAAACAAATGCCGTGTGGGCAGTATTGAAGTAGAAACATCAGCGGGCAAGGTTGTATTGGATCACGCATTCCAAGGAACGTTTGTGGCAAGTAGCAATTTGCCGCCTACGCCGCCTGTGGTAATGAATATGACTGAATCAAAAATATCAAATAACTTAATCATTGTAAAGCCAATGGAGATTGTGCGAGCCATTAATACGCAAAGTGGTAAAACTAAAAAAGATCAAGATCAAGAACAAGAAGAGCAAGAGCAAGCACGTAGACTAGGTGAGAAAATCAAAAAACAAGATACCGAAGAGCAAGCAAAGATTATTGCAGCCAACAGTTACAAAATAGATACAAGTTGTAACGCCACAACAACTGTTTGCGTTCTGTGGGAAAAAAGCGAAGGCGAATTGTCAGCCAGAGGTAAGGGCATAGCATACCGTAACACAGAAAACGAACATTATGCCGAAGTAAAAACACAAGGTTATTCATCAAATACTTTAATCACTGTAGTTCACAATGATTCTGCGGCGTCTGAATTGATTGGCGACGGATCGCCCGGTGGCAATGTTGTTTACATAAAGCAAAACTCGGGACTGCGAAGAAATGTTAAATGATGAAAACAATATTCTTATTGCTACTATTGTTATGCGGTAATGCTTTTGCCGCACTCACTGATATTAAGTTTGGCAGATACCAGATTGCGGATAGTCAATGGAATGTTAGTGCTTGTACTACTACAAGCACCTGTCAAATCTACAGCAAGAATCCAGGAACGGCGTATAAAATACCGTGGACCAGTGGACAAATACAATGGGCCGCAGGTGATTATATACAGTTCCAGTCTAACGAACATAAAGATGCTAACAATCCGTGGCTGGCTGTACAATATGGCAGTAATGGTGTTGCCAAAACAAATATGGGCACTGGTCATATTGTCAATATGGGCTCAGACTATTTCTTCTTTGTAGGCAATGACAACGATACAGGACAACTATTCAGCGGTAGTTCTGGTATGGCTAACACCAGCGGGGTGACCTGGACTGGCACACTGAACCCCACAATGGCACAAGCTAATAGTTATGCTAGTAATTATTCCACTGAGCCACTGACTGCTGGACAAACAGCGGCACCTGCGGCACCTAGTCTGTGCTGTGGTGGACAGTCGGGTGTGGCAATATCCCCAGATACACAATGGACTACTAGACGTAATACCTTTGTTAATCGTACTACCAATAACACTCAGGTCTATATAGAACAAATTGGCAATGGCAATACTATTTCGGTAAATCAATCTGGCACCCGAAACAATGCTGTTCGTTACGAAGGCAACGGTTCTAATAATAACGTTAGCATAAATCAAACAGGCAATGCTAGCACAATGGTCAACTATACCGAACTTGCTATAACAGGCAATGGAAATAATGCCAACATTACACAGCAAAGTACCGGCGGTTATAAGGGCGCCTACGTAAAGATCCAAGACAACAACAATAGTGTGTTGCTACAGCAAAAAGACTCTGGTAATCACTATGCCGAGATTACGTTGACTGGCGGCCAAAAAAATGTAGATGTGCTACAACAAGGTTCAGGGAACCATTCAACTAAAATAGGATTAACTGGAATGCCAGTTGATTTGTCATTGTCACAGTCTGGGTCCTCACCACAAACATACGCCATCCAATTTAATTGTGCCACTGCCGGCGGATGTGCCAAGATCACTGTGGTACAAGGCCAATGATGTTTTCTGGACTATTAATAATGCTTGGTGCAGTACTAGATCAGCCTAGATGTGTAAAGTGGACGTGGTCAGGCGATGTTTATAATCGTAGAGTTGTATGTTTAGAATGGACTAAACCTCCGCCCAAGGATAAGGAGCCCAAGAAAAATGCTTGATCCTGTCACCATTGGTATTGCGTTTACAGCCGCACAGCAATCAGTGGGCTATATTAAAAAAGCCATTGCTTTGGGCAAGGATGTCAACAGCCTCTACGGGCAATTTGCCAAATTTTTTGAAAACAGTGATACAATACACTCTGCCAACATAAAAGCACAGAATAGCAAAAATGTTCTCACTGACGGACAGATTAGGGCAATGTCGATACAAATTGCTATGCAAAGCAAAGCCTTGCGTGATGCTGAAAAAGATCTTAAAGAAATGTTAATATATTCAGGCAACAAAGATGTCTGGGATCATATGATGGCTGAACGTGTCAGATTGTATAAAGAACGTGCTAAAATAGAAGCAGACATTAAAAATGCTAAAATTAAAGCGCAATCTGACTTGATTGATAGAGCCTTAATTTTTATAAGTTTTTCAGCAATAGCAATACCGCTATATGCGTTTAGTGTTGCTATGCTTCTGAGATAAGTTTTTAATTGTGCTACTACCTCGAGCAGTAGCCTATAAATATTACTTTACAAGGAGCCAGAAATGCGTAACCTAGCACTGGCGTTCCTATTCTGCTTAGTCAGCCCAATAGCCAACGCCCGGGAAATTATACAACTTAACAAGCCTGTTGTTTGTTCTGATTTAAAAACAATCATTGAAACAGTAACAGGAGAACAATACAAAGAACAACCGGCCTGGGCAGGCGCAGATGATATTAGCAATTTTTATTTGACCCACAACCAAAAAACAGGAACTTGGAGTCTTATTCAGTACAGTGATGGCATTGCCTGTATCCTGGGCACTGGCCATAGAAGTCAATTCTTGTACACCGACAAACCCTTCATATAATTAAATCAATGAACAACCTTAAAAAAATATTAATTAGTCCTTGGACAGCATTGCTTACATTGGCGCTGGTATTGGGTGTTAGAATTGCAGATCCTACTTTCATTGAAAGTGTAAGACTGCGATATTTTGATACACTAATTGTCAGTAAAGAAGCCACGGAAAATAACATCTACACCGTAAACATCGACGAAGATAGTCTTACTAAATTTGGACAATGGCCTTTGCCCCGCGGAGAATACGCTAAGATCATTGAAGACCTATATGCACGTAATGCTGGCTTGGTTGTGTTTAACGTGCTTATGCCCAACCCGGACAGAAGCGGGCAGGATGCTCGGCTTGCATCTACACTAAAACATTATCCAGTTATATTGCCCAGTGTGCCCAGTGACCGTACACGTAATAGTCCAAGGAACCCGGGTGCCGCTGTATTAGGCCCTGAATTTCTAGATCAAATTGTTCAGTATCCAGGATTGATTGCCAACGTGCCTGTGTTAGAAAACAATGCCTACGGTGTTGGTATTGTTAATACACTGCCCGAAGTGGATGGTGTAAATCGTCGTTTACCATTGATTGTCAGTGTTGAAGAAAAACTATATCCTAGCCTGGCAATGGAAACTTTACGACTAGCCGCAGGCGACAGCACCTTTCAGGTTAAGTTGTCTGAAAATGGTGTAGAGAAAATGCGTATACCAAAGTTTGGTCCCATTACCACAGACAACCTGGGGCGTATTTGGATTGACTGGAGTCAGAAATCTAAGAGTGTAAGTCTAATGAACTTGCCCAAAGACTTCGGCGGTGCTATTGTTATAGTAGGCACTGCGGCAGCAGGACTAGGTAATCCCGTACCAACTAGCATTGGCAGTGTATGGCCACAGGATATGCAGGCTGCGGCTGTTGCCACAATGGTAAACGGCACTGTGATTCAGCGTCCGGATTGGGCTGATGGTGCCGAACTGATTGGCATTGCCTTGGCCGGAATTTTATTATTGTTTTTAACAAGGTGGACTTATGTTGGTATTGGCGCAGGTGTTGTTATTATTGGCTCTATTATACCTTTATGTGGATACGCATATAGCAGTGGCCTACAGCTCGTGGACGCGACTATTCCGGTCGGGGGCCTTGTTTTGGTTATGCTTCACGCTTATGGTGTTAAGTTTGTAAGTGAATTCTTGCAGAAACAAGCAATTAAGAAACAGTTTGCTGGTTACTGTTCAAAAGAAGTTGTAGAGTTACTGCAAAAAGATCCAGACTTAATCAAGCGCGGTGTACGTAAGGATGTATCAGTTATGTTCAGTGACCTACGTGGCTTTACACCAATTGGTGAATACTACGGCGATGACGTTGCCGGGCTGGGCAAGTATATGAATGGTTATATGGATGCTATCAGTCAACCGATGTTGGACAACAAGGGTATGATTATCAAGTATGTAGGCGACGCAAGTATGCACATACACGGTGCTCCCATTGAAGACCCCAACCACGCACGTACAATTGTTGCCGTAGGATTAGAGATGTTGGACAAAGTAGATGAATACACTAAAGTTATGGAAGCACAAGGTTTACCACCTGCGGCAATGGGCTGGGGTTGTAACAGTGGCATTGGTTTTATCGGCGAAATGGGAAGCACAGAACGCCATAGTTATGACATCTTAGGTGATATGGTTAGTACTGCGGCAAGATTAGAAGCACGTTGTAAGGCCTATGGAGTTTTGGCCATTGTCGGAGCAGAAACGTATAATAGAACCAAGGATGATTTCTTCTACTTGTTGCTGGACAACCTACAACCAAAAGGTAAAACAGTGGCAGACTTAATCTATACAGTACTACGTACCAAGGGTGTGGATTACACCAGAGATAAAATAGCACACGAAGTAATGCACGACTTGTACCGCCAGAAAAAGTTTGACGAAGCTGCCGCTATGTGCGGTAAGCTAAAAGGCAACTTTGGTGGACAGATGGACAAGTACTACAAGATTTGGATCGAGCGTTGCGACTTTATGAAGCAACAAGATCTAGGTGACAACTGGAACGGTGAGTTTGTAGCTCACGAAAAGTAATATCACCCTTCGCCGGCGGCAGCAGTTTTCTTGTCGGCAGCGTCAATCTTTTTACTACCAATGCTATCTGCTTCGTCTATAGCGTCGTGGAATTTCTTATTAGCCTGTGCTTCAACTTTAACAGTTTCCATAACACGATCGCTTTCGATCATTTTGCCACGTAGATGTAACACTGTGTTTACTTTTTGATTTAAACGAATCAAGTCGTTGTCCAACATACGGATACGATCAATTAGAGCAATAAGAACTGTGTTTGCTTCGCTGATTACTGGTTTAACTTCTTTAGTACTCCATTCCCAGACGTATTTGATGATATAGCCCATACCCACGGCCATAACAATAGGAAACCCATACTTGTTAATTGCTTCTACTATTTCACTCATTGTTATCTCCTGGTTTATCTAATACAAATTGTACAATCGGATCCACTAGATGCAACGACAACTTTCCATCTTCTGCTTGCTGTACTTGCCAAAACTGTCCCGGCTTCCAACCCAATTTATTGGTGTTTAATTCTTCGTCTGGAATAATGTAGCCGGGACCGAGATCCCAGTCGTAACCGAAATGTTTCATTAATCTCTCCTGGCGTCATTCTTGCCATCGGCACGAGCAATACGGTCAACGTCTGGGCGTAGGCCCAGCGCATTTGACACAACAGCATCAATACGTACAACATCGTGATTCATAGTTCTGACACGATTGTCCAAGGCGGTAATGATACCAGCCATACCTTTGATGCTACCCAATACACCCTGCAATAGCAGTTTAATGGTCAAGAAAACAAAGTACCCACCTGCAAGTGCTACAGCAATCGGAAACCCTAAATCCCCAATCAATTTGAAAATTTCGCCCATTTTGTTCCTTTTTAACTATTTAGTAGTACTTGACAACCAAACGGGTTCGTGCTATAATAGTGGCTCAACAACGGAGATTTCTATGATTTATCCTGCAGATTTTACCGAAAAAGACATTAAAGAGTTTGAACAAGAGTTTAACCAATGGCTAGACGAAGAACGTATTGTTGCAGAACGTGAGCGCAAGTTTTTGGCAGAAAATTCTGTTGAAATGTCCGAAGAAATTTATAGTCCTTTTTGGGGTGCCTAATGCCTACTGTATACACCGAAGTCGAAGTAGACGTCAGTCTGACAGATTTTGGCACAGATGATCTGCTTGATGAATTAGAAAATCGCGGAGCATTGCCCGTTGACGCACACAACGATGCCAAGGCACTAGTGGAGGCAATCTGGCTCAAACGTCGAGTGGGTAACTACGATTACCAAGCAGAGTTGGACAGATTGATTTCCTCAGTGTTGGGTAAAATTGTATAATAGGCGTACATTATGTCAATGCACTTACATCATCCCAGTTTGAGTTTAAACGGCCGCAGAAAAGGCAAGGTTAAATTTCGTAATGCAGAAGAAGCGCGAAAGGCTCGAGAGCTTGATGCCAGCTGGAAAGAACTGCAAAAGAAATGGGAAGTTGAGGCAGAAGAGAAAAAGCGTCGGCGTGCGTTGGACGCAGAGCCATTAACTTATAAGTTAAGTACCCCACCCGGCAGAAGTACTCGGCACATTCCTAGCCTTAACACTGGAGACGGCATCGCTTCTACTAGGCCTATTCCTCAGTACACAGGCACTAAAATGTTGGGCATTGGCACTATGCACAAGTCCAATGCTGTTCCTATTTTCAGTGATGAAGAGGCTATAGCAATTAGCACTATGCGACGATAACGCAGAATAAAATAAACTTATTGAAAGCCCGCTTATGCGGGCTTTCTTATTTCTGAACGGCGCTAAATACTACAATTAATACGAAAGATAGAATGGCCGCCAACGGAATTAGTACACTGTCTACCAAAGAACAACGAAAAATAGCAAAGATTAATCTAGCTACGTTGGAGCGTCAGGCGTTTGGTACTATTGGCTATCGTGTTTTAAATACCTACCTAGGAACAGTAAGTCCGGAAATTGGACGTCCCTGGAGTACTTTTGCTCCGGTGCCGTCGGGATCAGATTTAATATTTGAAAACAATTCAGAAGACTTAATTGAGTTCACCACGGAAACAGGCGACATCCTTGAAACTGAGTAAAATATATGACTACAATTAAAATTTCACAACTACCATCAGCAGGAGCAATGACTGACTCTACAGTTATTCCTGTAGTACAAGATGGTGCCAACAAAAAAATTACTGGTGCAGCAATTAAAAGTTATGCGGGCGCAGCCGGTGCTACCGGCCCGCAAGGCCCAGCAGGCCCAAGAGGTATTGTTGGATCAACGGGTGATGCCGGACCATCGGGACCAGCTGGTGCCATAGGTAGTAGAGGTTATACTGGTAGTGCTGGCCCCAAAGGTGATACTGGTAATGCAGGATCTCAGGGGCCCGCAGGCAGTGCTGGCCCAATTGGATATACTGGCAGTGCTGGTGCAGGGCTCACTGGCAGTGCTGGTGCTCGTGGTTATACAGGTAGTGCTGGCACAGATGGCGCAAGTGGTGCTCGTGGTTATACCGGCAGTGCTGGCGCTGATGGCGCATCTGGATCCGCAGGTAGTGTTGGTTTAACTGGTAGCACTGGTGCAACTGGCAGTGCAGGAGCTCGTGGCTACACCGGCAGTGCTGGCGCAGATGGCGCATCTGGATCCGCAGGTAGTGTTGGTTTAACTGGTAGCACTGGTGCAACTGGCAGTGTTGGTTTAACAGGTAGTGCTGGTGCAACTGGACCCAGAGGATCGGATGGCACCGGGGTATCGATTAAAGGTTCGTATGCTGACTTGACTGCTTTAACTGCGGCAGTGCCAACAGGATCATTGGGCGATGCCTACATACTTACTAGTACAGGACATTTAGCTGTATGGAACGGTAGTGCCTGGGCCGATGTTGGCAGTATACAAGGACCAGCTGGCGACACTGGACCACAAGGAGCCACTGGGCCACAGGGACCAGCAGGCAATGATGGTAACCCAGGTCTACAAGGTGATACTGGTGCAACTGGGCCACAAGGTGATACTGGTGCAACGGGACCGGGCACAGACCAAGATGCACAACTATTCACAACTGGTAGCCCAACGTTTGCCAACATAACCATTGCCGGTGATGTTACTTTAAGCAAACCAGTTACCACCACTAGAGAAAACATAACAGGAACTTTGGCTGATACCTACACTACACCCAGTGGTGCATTTGGATTCAGAGTTCTGCAAGCAGACAACCCACAATTGGCGGTGCCGCTGGCTGATCCAACATTTAAATTGTTTTGGCTTGCTGGCGATGCTGGATCAAATAGCGCACAGGCCCAAGGCACAGCAACTGGCAATACCTATACAGTCGGTGATTATGGAACATACTGGAATTTTGAGGCACCGTATGGATTAAACTATAGTCGTCCGGATCCCGGGACTGTGCTCACAGTTGAGTACGGCGTTGTACACAATGACACAGTTATATCTGCCAACGACACCAATTTGGTATTCAAGGCACGAAACAGTGGTGAATTGCGATTTGATGTAGATGGTGATTTAACAGTCCCGGGACGCATTCAAGGCGGACCAGGCGGTGTTAACAGTATCGACCTATCGTGGGACTTGTCTATTACCAGCGGTAAAACAATAAGAATTAATCCCGGCAGTGGCGGGGTTGTTTCCGATAAAATTTGGAACTTTGGCTCAGATGGTAACATAATACTACCGCAGACCAATATGACTACAAGCCCGGCTCCTGTTAGCTGGCCTGGTATTACTTTCAGTGATGGAACGTTCCAAAACACAGCGGCCAATACAACAGCATCAACGTTGGTTAATGGCGCATACACTGTAGAATTGGCAGAAACTGGACAGCTGAATTTACCTACTAGTTCCACAGCCAGCGCAAGAATACAAGCTACAGTCGATGTTGATATATTGTCAGCACAAAGTCAGTGGACCTTTGGCACAGATGGTAATCTAACATTACCCAATGGTACTACTATCGATGATAAAAAAGATAATTTAATCAAAGGTCCATCGTTAAATTCATTCGGCAGTGATAGTTATACAGGTACATTCACTACATTGGACTATACTGGTCTTGATACAACTTGGGTTGTCAACGGGCCCGGTGTTGTCAATGGTGTGATACAAGCTGTTAACGCGGCTGGCCAGTTTATAATTTTAGATAGAAACTCAGGTGGTCCACAATTCCAAGATGGTGAAAGCTACACATTTACCGGACCACCGGTTAGCATTGGCTCTAAAATTACAGTAAACAACAATGAATGGACATTTGGCACCGATGGTCAATTGACAATACCAGGCGGTGGTGTAATCAATAACGACGGTTCAGCAAACGCAATCAACATTGTTGGATCAAATTACGCACAATTAGAAAGCAACGAAAACTATATCTGGGTGGAAGAAACTTATGCCGAGATTCAAGTTAACGGTTATGGATGGCGTTTTCGCGAAGATGCTGTTTTAGAATTAGCCAATGGTGCTAACATTTCTCAAACAACTGACGATATTACTGGACAAAAAACATTTAATATCACACCACCAGAGACTAGTGATTTTGAAGTGGTAACGGTTGACGGCAATATCAGATTGCAAACTGCCGATTCCAGTGGTGCTAATACTGTAACTAGTACCTGGACATTTGGCACAGATGGTAAACTTCAACTACCCGGTACGTTAGGCTTTACACACGGTTATATAGATCAAGCTGCCTACGGACAGCCATTGATTGTCAGTGCTGGTGCCAATTTACAGATTAAAACTAATGAAAACGGCAACACCTGGGAATTTGGCACAGATGGTAACTTGGCATTGCCGCAAGGTGGCGTCATAGGTGAAACAGCCACTACCACAGTTATCACTCCTCCGGGAGCAGCCGCTGGACAGAGTTTGGTTCTGCGTGGAACTAGCCCTACTGGAATTACTTCTGATCATCCAGGTGGATTCACTGACGGTGATACTATCATAATAACTGTTAATCCTAATAATAGCAGTTCAGTAACCGGAACAGTTGATTATACATTTACCGGTGACTTTGGTGTTGGAGGACTAGGCACTGCTACAACAGGCACATTGACATTTAGCAACGAGGGTAGCCAGCAATTATCTTGGACTATACCAGTGTCAAGTGCCATAACAACCTTTACATTTACAATTACTAACAGTTCCGGAATTGGCATTGGTGGAATGACAGCTCTTACTCTAACAAGAACTGGCAGCAGTGAAGCAAGCCACATTCATCTAGTGGCAGGCGATCCTGCAACAAATGACATATATCTAGGCGATGACGATCAGTATGTCAAGATTGAAAAGAACGGTGGCAATGTTGTTATTGGTACAGATACAAATACTAAACATTGGACG